ATGGCACGCCAACATTTTACCACGAAAACCAAGCCGGCAAAGCCCAACCCGAATTTTCCGCTGTTCCCGCACAGGAACGGCCAGTGGGCCAAGGCCATCCGTGGTCAGGGGAATGTCTACTTCGGCGTGTGGGCAGACCCCCAAGCCGCCCTGGACCTCTACTATCGGGAGCAGTCGGCGTGGGATGCAGGCCGCAATCCCCGCAAAGAGGCCGCCGCCGCTGCCGCCGAAAAACACCGCATCACGGTTGGGCAAATGGTGGCCCTGACCCTGGACGCCAAGGACTCCCTGGTCAAGACAGGCGAACTCAAGCCGCAGACCTATCGCGAGTACGCGAAGATCGGCCAGCGGCTCAAGGACGTGTGGGGCGCCGGCACGGCGATCGCCAGCCTCGATCTGAAGGATTTTGCCAAGTTGAAGGCACACTTCGCCGCGGGGCACCCGATCCAGACCCGTTCGCCCCTCCACCGCAAGCGAATGTCCAAGGGCCACAAATCCCTGGTCTCGCTCAAGGGGGATGTCCGCAAGGTCCGTGTGTTCTTCAACTACATGAAGGAGGCGGGCTACATCGTCAGGTCGCCGGCCTACGGGGTTTTCAAGGTGCCCTCGAAGAAGTCGCTGCGCCTGGAACGCAAGGGAAAGCCAAAGCGGCGTTTCCTCCCCGAACAAATAGCCGCCCTACTGAGCAACGCGGGGTCGGTCATGCAGGCCATGATCTGGCTGGGGATCAACTGTGCGTTCGGCGACACGGACTGTGCCGTGTTGCGGGAACAGGAATTGGACTTGGCAGGCGGCTGGGCAACATTCATCCGCGAGAAGACCGGCGTGAAGCGGCGGTGTCCCTTGTGGCCGGAAACAGTGGACGCCTTGCGGGCCGCCTTGGTGATGCGCCCTGTCCCCCCCTGCCCTGCCCTGGCCGGTCGAGTATTCATTACCGCGCGTGGCAACGCCTGGTCAGACTTGAGCGTGTGCGACGAGTTCAAGAAGGTTCGCACGAAGGCGGGCTTGGACGGTGCTCCCGGTTTCTACGCCTTGCGGCACACGTTCATCACGCAGGCCCGCAAGGAAATTGCCGACATGGACGCCATCCGCATGATTACCGGCCACGTCACGGATGAAAACGATATGCTCTCGTCAGTCTATGATGAAGACTGGAATGACGTGGACGACGAGCGGATTCGGCCCGTCGCCGATTGCATTCGCAATTGGCTCAGGTCGTCGGATGCCTGGTTTTTGGGAATGGATGAACCAGCCGACGTGTTATCCTTCGGGGCGCAATGCTCTGCGTCGTGAGCGAGGCGCGGTGCTGCTCGAAGGCGGCCAGACCAGCGTGACTGACCCGATAGCGCCCACGGCCGGTCGGTCGGGTGGCAACGTTGGTGGCCGGCAACTCACCGCCGTGAATCCAGCGCAGAACCTTGTCGGCCGTGACCCGCAGAAGCCGTGCCACTTCCGGTACGGTCATGGGCCTTTCGGCCGGCGGTTCGGCTGATGGACGCGGGCCGGCGTCAAGCGTCCGCTGCATCACGTCAGCCAGGGCCAGGCTGGCGGCGGCGGCCTCATTGCCGCCGGTTTGGTCCAGGTACTCGCGGTAGGTGGTGAAAACGGTGGCGTCCATCTAGCGTCTCCGAAACAGGCCGCGGCGATGCTGGGGGCGCGGCTGCGACCCGCTGGCGTCGTTTGTCCTCTGCTTCACGGCCGGCTTGGCGCCGGCCGTGACGACTGGCGGCTGGACGACGGCCGATAGAACGACTTCGACGGTGCCGCAACGGACTGGCATGACGTGTGGGACGGCCGGGGCCGGGGTTGGCAGCGGCACGGCAGCGGAGGTGACCGGCACAGACGCCGCGACCGGCTCCGGGGTGTCGAGGCCGCCATTGATGACGATGACCAGCAGGGTGGCCACAAGCAGCAGGACGACGCAGTGCGGCCAGAGGATGGTGGCGAGGGGCCGGTTTCTCATGGTGTTTCTCACGAGGTTTAGGGGTGCTGGAAAATGAAAGTGCCCATGACCGTGCGGGGACGGTGGCTGGTGCCGGGGTACAGGTAGCAGCGGTCGCCGTGCGTCCAGCCGCGACGGACGGCGTAGCGAAACTGTTGGCATTGCATCAGACGCTCGATAACGTGGTCCGTGGTCGTGCGGTAGCCGCGACACTCCATGACAAAGTTGACCACCAGCTTCGCGTCGTGCGGCGTGAGGAAGTAGAGCAGCCGCGCGACGTAATCGGCAGCCGTGTCCACGCTTTGCAGCAGGTCGGCGTTGACCAGCCCGGGGCGGAAGTCCGGGTGCGCCTGCATCACCTGGAGGAAGTCGCCGTGGTGCCAGTGGAGTTCGGGATAGACGGCCACGTTGGCATCGTAGATGTCCCGCTGGATTTCGACGCCGTGGAACTGCTCCGGCATAACGATCCCGGAATTCAGGACTTGATCGACCTCGCAGCCGGGGCCGTCACACAAGCCGGCCATCGACCAATACTGGCCCTTGACGGGGCCGAGGGCGATGATCGTGTCGGCGCGGGCGGCGATCTTCTTTGGACAAGACCATGTTTTCATCGGAGTCGCTGCCGTGGGATGTTGGCGAAGGCTTCGCGGTGTCTGTATCTCGCACTTACGATTTGTGTGTGCCCGTGGGCGAGCAGCCATCTTGTACTGGGCAGTCCCTTGTTCTCTTTCGCCAGGTGCTTGGCTTCCTGGATGCTTTGTGCGAGGGATTTACCCCTTGGATGTTTCAACTTGATGTGGCTGAAGGCCGCACGGCAGGCTTGTCTCATGGTGACGAGACTCCCGTGCCCGTGGTCGATCAGCCATTGTGTACTGGGCAACCCCCCATGCTCTTTTGCTAGTTGTTTGGCCTCGTCTACACGCTCCGCAAGGGATTTCCGCTTCCTTTCTTGCGGGATGTGAGCGAAGGCGTCAGGGTATCGGCGTTTTATGTAGACGAGTTGATCCCAGCCGTGTCGCATGAGCCAGCCTTGGTGCGGCACCGCTCCATGTGTCTTTGCCAGTTGCTTGGCGTCCAAGACGCATTTCGCAAGGGTTTTCTCTCTACTTCTCTCCTGCTTGAGGTGCGCAAAGACTCTTGGGTGTGTTCGCATAGCCACCTCAAGGGCAGACTGGCCATGTTCTCTTAACCACATCGGATTGGGCACGGCTCCATACTTCTTCACCAGGCTCATGGCAGCCTGAAGGTGTTCGGCGGGGGATTTTCCTCTTTTGTCCCACTTGATGCCGATGAAGGCTTCGGGGTGGTTGCATTTGGCGTGACAAAGACCCTTGTAACCGTGGGCGATTAGCCATTTTTGGCTGGGTACGGTTCTACGCTCCTTTGCCAGCCGCTTGGCGTCTTGGACGTGTTCCGTCAAGGTCTTGGTTCCCCGGCCGATGACTCTTCGGAATTCCTGGAAGGTCATGGCTCCGCACAGGTCTGACGCCAGGGTCAGCAGTCCATCGCTCAGATTCGTCCGCTTCAGTATCTCGAAGGACACGTCAGTCCGCAGGCCCCTGACTTTACGGGTTTGGAGGGCGAATCGAATCCACAGGCGTTTCCAGATGAACTGCCAGTCGGCTTTCGCAATGCCATGCTTTTTCAAGATGGCGGGGGCCAGCCGCCATGACTTATCGTAGTCGTAGCCTCGTGCTTGGACAGCCACCTGGAAGTCGCGCATCAAGGCTTGGGCGTTGTCGGTATTCGGGATCGCCGATATGAGGCGGTCGGTGCGGTCCCGTTTACCACGTTTAATCGGCTGTGCATCTGTGAAGGCGATTGGCAGGAACACGTCTTCCAGCAGCATTGCCGAGAAGATCACTGTGAGGATATCATTGCGCTGCTCCTTGAATCGGTGGCTGTCGGGGACGACAGCCGGTAGGACTTGGTAGACTTCGGCGTGTGTCTTGCCTTTGGCGGCCCGGAAAAGCCGGCCAATCATCTGGATCATTTCCGGCACAGAATGCCGTTCGCCGAGGATGATGCACCGCTCGGCCTCCGGCCAGTCGAAGCCCTCCTTGCAGGTATCCAAGGCGATGATAATGTCCACTGCGCCATTGTCGTCGAGGTAGGCTTTGCAGGCATCCCGGTTCTTCTCCGTGACAAGATCGAGAATCTTCAGGTCGCCGACGCGGATCAGCACACCGTCGCGGCGCACGGGCTGCTTGAGTTGCTTACCCAATCGCCGGACGATTTGCCTGACTTCCTGATACTTGCAGCGGCCGGCGTAGTAGCTGTTGCGCTTGGCCAGGTAGAGAATCGTTGGCCGCTTCTTCCTGAAGATGGAGGCAATCGCCTTGAGGACATCTCCGGCGATGATGTTGAACTCGAACGTCTCCACGGGCTTTGCTTCGTTGAAGTAGACATCGTAAGGGATGCTGACGCGAGTGAACTTCGCCTGGACGGCATCCGATAGGATATGTCGCATATCGCCCCGTTGGTACGTCGCGGTCGCCAAGCCGACATGGTTGCCGTGAGCCATGCAATACTTGACCAATGCGCCGAGGGAGTTGTTGATGGTCGCCTCGCTCCCCGTCACTTGGGCGTTCATAACGTGGTGGCCTTCGTCGATCCACAGCACGACATTCTTGAATAGGCCGAGTTGGTGTTGGCGCTTGAGCCGTTTATACGCCTGGGCCAAAGTAGCGTGGGTGCAGAGCAGGATGCGGTTGCCGAGCAAGGTATGATGTCCTCGGAGGAATTGGATCAAGTGGGCGATGGTGTCGGTGGCCTGGGTGTGGCAAAGATTGTGACCCACGATCCAATCGACTAGCTTCCGGTCGATCCGCAGCTTCCAATCCTTGTTGACGAACCCGCGGGCGATCACGGTCTGGGGTACGGAAATGATGAAGCGCAGCCGCGGGTGTCGCAACAGTTTGTAGACCACCAGGAAGATGATGACCAGGCTTTTGCCCCAGCCGGTGGGGGCATTGAGGATGGCGAACTGGCGATCCTTGAGGGCAGCAAAAACACCCCGCTGAGAGCCACGAAGCGACGGCTGTGTCGGGTCCGACACGGTTAAGGGAGCAGTCTTGGTCCAAGGGGCGGTGCGGAAGTCGTGGGTAATGAGATTCTGGCTTTTCATGGTGATGTTCCTAATTAGGAGCAAGGTCAAGGGCTCTAATAGTTAAATCAACCTCGCTGGCGATTCTTAGAGTCCCGGAAAAGCTACCCACAGATTTGTGACCGAGAATGGTCTAAAGAAATCGCCTGTGGCGATTGTGCTAGCAAGAGTGGTCCGTGCCGTCGCGAGCGTGCTCGGGCTTCACGGTCAGACCTTTAGCCGCCCGCCGGGCGCTGGCGGCTCGGGCACGGCCACTTGCAGCCGTCGCCGGCCGCCAGCCGGGTTTCGCTTTCACTGGGCGTCGGTCCGTTTCTCCAATGGGGCTGTTCGACAACGAAACTCTTCGGCCAGCTTCTGTCGCACGACCGCTGGATCGAACTCGATCTGCGGGATGGTTGTTTGCATGAGCCGTAACGCCAGGTTGGTGGGGTGCTCTTGCTGGTAGCGGCGGATCTCCTCTTCACCCGGCATCGGTCAGTTTCTCCAATTGGGCTTCGTTGCGGATGCCAACCTCGCAGGCCCGGCGAAGCTGTCGTCGCAAGCGATTCGCCTTGCGGATCAACTCGTCGCTCGGGGTGGTTTCCAGTTGCTCCCGCAGGCTGTCGTAGCGTTCCTTCAAGGCCCGGATTCGCTGGATGTTGACCTGGCCCGTGACTTCGAGCCGGCCCATTTGGTAGGCCAGCTCCAAGGCGGCTTCTACGTCGGTAAGGAGGGCGGCCAGGTCGCTCACCGGTTGATCCTTCGGAACTTGGGCTCTTCGCCGGTCATCTTGAAGATGTTGCAGGTGTGCTTCTTCAGGTCTTCGAGGGCCTGGTCGCGGGCCTTCTCGGTGACGTACCAGGTCCGGTGGCACCACTCCTTGAACCACTTGGACCACTGCTCGATGCCGAACTTCTTGCGCCGCGGCTTGCAGGCCCGCTTGCGGTGCCGGGGGATGTCGTCGTAGTCGGATTCACGCTGTCCCATAGCCGGAAGTCCTTGCGGACCTATTTCCTGGGTGGATTCTCGCGGCGGGCCTGCTCGCGGATCGCATGGAGCAAGACGCCGTTGGTCCGCAGGATGAAGTGCATGATGCCGGCGACTTCATCGACCAATGGATTGAAGCCGGAAAAGTCCCCGCCGTGTCCAACCAAGAGGTGACAATTCAGCCGGTGATCCCCTTCACACAAGGGACGCCAGTAGCGTTCGTCCATTTCGAGTGACGGGAACAGATGAAACGGGAACTTGTGGTGTGCTTGCAGCCGCGTTCGGCCGCCGCACACGATGCACCGCTTGTCCTTCAGCCAGAGTTTTGCGACCCGCGCGAACTTCGGATTACGCTTCGTGTTGGCCGGTGTAGCATCGGGATCAAGCCCCAAGTCGATGATCTCGCCAAGCATCTGGTCGATTAGGGCACGGATGCTTCCGCCGTCAGCGATGCTGGTTGGCGGCAAGACCAAGTGTGGCGTTGTGTTGATGACCATGTTGCTATTCCGGCCAGTCGATCTTGTTCTCGGTCTTGTCGCCGTGGACGCCATCCCGCATGGACGACAGTTGCAGGGTCTCCAGCGGGTGGCCGGAGTGGTCCTTGGCCCAGGCGTGCGCTTCGTGCTTCACCGTAAAGGCACCCAGCAAGGTGCCGCACTGCTTGGAGCGGACGAAGTAGATGTACTGGGAACGTGCCATCGGTTACGCCGTGGTTGGCCCGTGGAGATAGCTCTTGAAGCAGTGGCCGTCCATGAACAGTTCAATCCAGGCGTCCAAGTAGACCCGGACCTCGAAGACGCTGCCGTCGTAGCGGATTTCACGGACGATGGTGGTGAGCCGGTTCATTGGAACAGCTTGCCTCCGCTCAGATGGCTGAGCACCCGGCGGGTCGTCTTGAAGTACCGGACGGCTCCGCCCAGCAGGCCCGCCCCGATGGCCAGGCCGAAGCCCTCGGCCATGCTGCCGGCGTGGACGTAGCAGAGATACAAGGCACCGCCGATGATTCCGACGAGCAGCACGGTCATAAAGCCGGCGATCAGGCATTCGGTAATCAGGACGATGGCCTTCTTCGTGAAGCCGGTCGGCTTGAAGTGGCTCTCGCCCCACTCGGCCAGGATGCTCGACACCATCGGCCCGTGGTTGCTGTTGTTCAGCGAGAGTTGGGCCTTGCGGCCGGCGATCTCGACGTTCAACCAGGTGCCCTCGTCGTTCTTGGTCAATTCGACCGACGCTCGGGCGGTTTTCGTTTCGCTCATGTGTTGCCTCCTAATAGTTAAATCAACGTCCCGCGGTGAAATTAGAGTGATTCGTGGCGATTCCCAGGGCTTCACGGTTGACCGGGTACGGGTCCAGGACCTTCCAGAGCCGGTCGTAGTGGTGGTGTTGGTTGGATCGGCAACCTGCCAGGTCCAGCAGCCAGTGGCCTAGCTCGTGGATCAGGGTCCAGACAAATTGCAGCTTCGGGAGGCGACGAATGATCCAAATGGTTCGCTTGGCGGGGTGGTAGCAGGCCACGTCCGACGACGTGAAGCCTTGCGGGATGGAGTCGCAGACTTTGATCCGCAGCCAGGGCCTCACGGCTTGAAACCTTGGAGGACTTGCCGGGCATCGGCGCACGCTTTGCCCCACCGGAGCATCAGTGGACCGTCCCAGCCCTGCCCTTCCCGCTCGCGGATGGCATAGAAATGGTCTTCCAGGTCGCCGACCTCGAACAACTCGTGCAGCACGCGGATGGGGTCCGGGTTCGGGACCGTGGTGGGCATTGCGTTCAGGACGATGGCGGCTTCGCTCTCGTACATGCACGAGGCTTCCGTTTCCGGGTCCATGCCTTGAAGCAGCTCGATCCACTGAGAAATCTTCATGGGCACTTCCTTGGAAAGAGCCAAACGGTGCTATGCCGCAGCAGCCATTTCATGTGCGGCCAGGTGAGCAGCGTCACTGTCCCGCGGGCGCGTGCGAAGTTGATGGCGATGAATCCATGCCACTTGTCTTGCACTTGGCAGCCGGTGCAGGGAACCAGGTAATAGTGCCAGGGGCCATTGCGCGCTGGATACTTTGTCAGGACCACGGCCGCCGTGCCCGATTCGATCTGGCGCTTGAAGCGGCGGTAGGTCAGCGGGCCGCCATTTTGGCCGGTGGTCCGCCAAAAGTTCTCGGCCGGCGTCCCGTGCCGGCGGCAGCATCCCAGCAGCCGGGTGTAGCGCGGCAGGTCACGACGAGTCACCTTGCAGCCGAGCCACTTGTCCAGGTTGAGCAGGGCAATTGGGCCACAATGGTAGCTGTCTCGTTGGCCGAGGAACCGTGGCCCACCGGTTAGTCGCGTGCGCATTACTCCCCTCGCAGTTTGGCGATCCGGTGCGCACGGACGCTGTGGCTCTTGTAGCTGTGGCCGGCGTGGGTGCGCACCTCCACGCAATGGGCTGGGGCCCATCGAACATCTATGGTTCTCATGCGAGTGCTGCGTCGGGGTGTGCTACGTCAACGGATATGACCTCCTGCAACTTCCACCGGTGGCCGAACTCCTTTTGCCACGCGGGATACCAGTCGCCGTGGTCGAAGAACACGTCGAAGATGCGGTCTTCGGCGACCATCTTCTCCGTGTCACGGTCACACACGATCGCGCGGACGTAGTAGTGGTTCAACGCCCTCTACTCCTCGAAGTAGGCGTCGTGGGCCGCGGCGATGACCTTGGCGTCCCGGACCATTTCGGAACAACAGCAGGTGTCGGAGGCGCAGAAGCCGTCCCGTTTGGCTAGGTCGCGGGCGGCGTTGATGGCCCAGGTCGGCGGATTCGCGTCGGTCTGCATCTGCTTCGCGGCCACCTTCAGGGCCCGGTCGGCGAGACGAATGAACGTCTCGGTCTGCGGGTGCATCGGGCCCGGCGCACGGTTCCGGTAGGCTTCCTCGTCCGTGACCACCGTGACGTAGGTGGGGCCACCCAGACCCGGCTTAATCAAGGCCCGCTCGCTGTCGCCCATGACCAGCTTGTGCAAGAGGGTGAGCAGGTTCCGCTTGCTGAGGGCGAGGTAGTTGGGCGTTCCGGCGTCCAATTGGAGCCGTGCCTGCTGCCACTCAACTCGGTCCACGATGACGTGGCTGCCGTCGAGACCCTTCACGGCTTCCAGGTCGGGATGGTCGTGCAAAAACATCGGTGCTTACTCCAGGGGTGGAAGGTCCAGGTCGCGGGCAATCTTGTCCGCCAGCCTTTGTTCCAAGGCGTCGCGCGGACAAGGCCCACTGAGGTACTCGTAGACTCGCCGGGCTTCGGCCTCGGTGAGAATCACAATCTTGCTGCTGTCAACGTCAGTGCTGGGCATCGGTCAACTCCGTGCCTGCGGCCTTGCGCAGACATTGCAGGGGCAACATCATGCACGACTTCCGCCGGCTGGCGGGCACCAGGACATTGACGTGCCGGTCCCAGTCGGCGTCATAGAACGTGTCGAGCCAGGCCAGCGGCTTCCCGCGGGCCAACTCGGCGAGCATGGCGGCGCAGCACTCGCTGATGCAGCAACCGCTCGCCACGACATCCACGACTTCCAGGCCGCCTTCGCCAATGACCAGTCGGAACTCGACTTCATCGCCGCACATGCTGCTCACGTCGGACGCCCCGTGCGTGTAGCCCTCATGCTTGAAGCCACGAAGGCCCGGGTCCCAATAGCTGAGGAGGCGATCGGTGTACGTGTCGCGCATGGGATGCCCCGCGGGAGATGCTTAGACGATGAGCGCAAGAGCCGGTCTTGTGGACCGGCGAAGCCGCTCTCACGGGAGCGGTAAGTCGTAGGTCGGTTCCGGTCTCGCCAGCATCTTGTGCTGGTCCCCGGTCACGGCGGCCGTCTCCGGCGGTTTGGACGATTGCGCCCTACGGGTAGCCGCGAACCCTTGCACGCTACACGGACGCCGGGGCGTCCGGGGCAGCCGGGGCGGCGGGAGCCGCGGGGGCCGGCGGGGTGGCCGGGGCGGCGGCCTGTTGCACGGCGGTCTCGGCCTGCTGCATGGCGGCAGACGCCGCCTGCTCGACGGTTGCGGTGGCCTGCTGCATGGCGGGGGCGGCCTGCTGCACGGCGGCGGATGCCGCCTGCTCGGCGGGCTTGGCGGCCTGCGTCAGGGCTCCGACTTCGGTTTCGACGGCCGTGACAACTTTCTCCACGGCGGCCTCGGCCGCTTGAGCGGCCTGATTCAGCTTCTCGAACATGGGACTTCTCCAAAGGTGACAGGAACGAGTCAGGAAACGGTGGTGTTGGGGCTGGTGTCGGCCGACATGGCGGACACAAGCGCGACTTCGGTGGCGATGGCCAGCTTCCGCCAGACACGGGCTTCCGTGCGGGGCGCGTGGAGCTTCTTGAAGGTCCGCTCCAAGGCGGCAGCCGCCGCGGTCTCGGCCTTCTCCAGATCGGTGATGGCCAGCAGCACGGCGGCCACGGCCTCCATGCGGATTTGCACGTCGCCGATGGCGGCCTGGTAGTCGGGCGCATTCTGCGTCTTCGTCCTGACCATCTGCTCCTCGATGGAGCCGCGCAAGGCCGCCAGCAGGTCTTTCAGCTTCAGGCGGGCCTCGGTGAGGCTCTGCGGCGGATTCGCTTCCAGGTCCGCGATGATGCCGGTGGCAAGTTCGGTGAGGGTTCGGGCGGCAATGGTTGTCGCGGCAACGGGCTGATTGTTCACGAGCGGTCTCCAAATCGGGTGAGGGACTCATGGTAGAAGAACGCATCCCACGCGCGGGTGCGATCCAGGATGTAGCCGTGGGGTTCCAGGATGCGGCGGAGCCGCATCAGTTCGCCGGCATCCTCGCGGTACTCGACCGTGAGGCAGCGGAAGCGGTGCATCGCATGGTGGAAATAGTCCTCCAAGACCGGCACCTCGGCCCCTTCGATGTCGAGCGAGAAATAGTCGATCGTCTCTGGGGCCTTGTATTGGCGAAGCAGGTCGTAAAGCGTGATGGTCGTGACCCAGATGATCGGTGCCCGCCGATGCTCGTGCTCGCGCCGCCAGGCGTCCGGGAGGAAGGCCGTCAGGCCGCCCCACTGGCCGCCGCGGGTGAACTGCACCGTGGAATCCGTCGTCACGCTCAAGGCGCGGGTCGCGTGCTGGCAGGCGGGGCGATTCTCTTGCGCCTGATCGCTCAAGTACGGGTCGGCCTCGACAAGCAGGCCGGTCCAGCCGAAGGATCGCTCCAGGGCCAGCGTGTTGCTGTGCCGCAGACCGTCGTTGATGCCGCACTCGATGAAGTAGCCGCCCTTCAGACCGTGGGTGTGCTCAATCACCCACTCGTCCTGCCGGGTGGCCGGCTGGGAGTGCAGTTCGATGGCTCCGTTGAGCAGGGTTTGGCGGTGCATCAGTGGGGCCTCAAGCGTTTGACGCCCGTGCGGAGCAGTTGCACCACGCTTATCGCGTCTTCCACGGCGGTGTGGGCCACCGTGGGATTCATGCCGGCCCGCTCGTAGCACGCCTTGCTGTCGGGCAGCTTCTCGTCGGTCGGCAACCAGTAGAGCGGGGCCGGGTCCAGCGTGCGGTGGTGCAAACGGAACTTCCTCTCCAAACCGTCGAGCCGCTTGAGGAATTGCCGGTCGAAGGAGGCGAAGTTCTTGCCGGCCGGTGTAATGGCCTTGCTCATGTCCCATCCGAGACACTGAAGCCAGGTGGCCATGTCGCCGGCCACGTCGTCCGGCCGCAGGAAAATGTCGCCCGGATTGTACGCATCGCTGGTGGGCGGCCAGTGCCGGCCGTTGTTGGGCGGTGGATTGGCCAGCTTGCGGAGGATGGCCGTGTTCAGTGCCAGGGCGAACGGCTGGCCGACGATCTGCTTGTGGACCACGTAGCAATGGAACGTGGGCAGGTCCCGGATTGAAAGCGTCCAATCGTCGAAGACGGCCCCGATCTCCAGGATTTGGCAGGTTTCGGGGTCCAGCCCCGTGGTCTCGATGTCGATGGAGACATAGGGAATGGCGGGCTTCGGATTCGGTATCTGCGGCTCGGTCAAGCCGTAGGAGAATGCACCTTGCCAGCCGCACGAGCATTTCGCGGTCGGGTTCGCCGCCACGACGCCTTCGGCGCTCAACACGGAGTAACGCGGGTCGATCTGCAACGGTCGCTCGCACTCAGGACAGAGTTTCGGGTTCTTCATGGTCGGATCACCGTGTTGTGTCGGGCTAAGACTTCGCGGACCCAATCCTCGGAATCCTGGTGCCAAGCTCCACAGGCACAGGGGCCGACGAGCATGTCGCACGGCTCGTTGCAGGCGTTGTAGCGGTAGTCGGTCCACTCGCGGGGCCACGGCACCAGGCCGTTCACGTACTTCAAGACGGCCGGCGGCGCGGCGTGCGGCCGGTGCAGGGCTGTGAATAACTGGACCAGTGCATCTCGGCATTCGCGGGCTGCTACGCGGACCTTCCGCAGATCAGCCTCCGTGACTCTCCCCGCCCGGCAAACGATTTCGGCTTCCAACTCTTTCCGGCAAACGTCACGGTAGAAGGCGAGCGCCTGCATGACGGAGCGGACGGGTTGGACCTCCGTTGCGGCCGGCGGCTTGCTGAGCACCTCCGTCCAATCGCCGAACCAGCCGCAGAGGTCGCACAGCCGGGCCGGGTCCTGGGCCGTTTCTAAGGGCGTTCCACATTTGGGACAGAATTCAGCCATCGTGGTAAAATCCCCTCACCTGTCGCCGCCGTAGTGGCTCGGGTTCTTGCCCTCCTCGGGATCGCGGGTAATGCCCTTGAACGTCAGGTTGAACTCGCGCAGTGCCCGCTGAAGCTCGGCATCGCCGTACTGCTTCTTGATGCGGCCCAGGAGGGTTTGCACCTTGACGGGCGCGGCCTTCCGGCTGCGGGCCTGGGCCTTGATGGTCTCCCGCAAGGCCATCAGTTCCGTCTTGCCGCGGTCCTTCTGGTTGCCCACGGTCTTGAACTGGGCATCGGAGACGGCCAGGTTCCTCTTGGTCAGCGGCAGTTGGCGTGCGCGAGCTTTCCCCATCGGTGTCACCTCTTTCCTTTCTTCATGCTCTTCATGTCGGCGATCTTCTCGGGGATCACGTCCATGCCGCGGTAAGTCGGGTTGATAAGTTTCAGGGCGCGGTCGTATTCCATCGGGCCGTGTTGGTCCGCGATCTTGTGGAGGGTGGCGATGGTCGTGGCCTTGTCCGCGGACCGCAACTTCTCACGCAGGGCCGCTAGGTTGCCTTGGCTGTGTTCGTCGCCGGCAAGGAATGCTCGCTTGCGGGCGGCCATTTCCGCTCGCCGGCCGCTAAGGCTGGTGGCGGTTTCCATGCTCACGCGGTTGTCGGTCTGTCGTGCGAGGGCTTTTCCCATCGTCAGATTCCTAGTTCTTTGAGGGCTCGGATTTGCTTGACCGTGAGCCTCTTGATCGCCGCTTTGTAGACTTTGACGAGCCGGTCGTAGTCGGCTTTCTCGGTCTTGAACGCTTCGACGAGTTGGCGGTACGCTTCCGCGACTGCTTTGCGGGGGCCGCAGCCGCTTCCTCCGCAAGTGGCACATTCCAGGGTTCGTCGTGAGCGGTTGCCTTCGATCGGGCACGGCGGGTCCGTGGGGTCGTAGTTCCATCCCCGTCCTCGGCAGGCGAGGCAGGGCCACTTGTCGGGGTTGGCGGCGACCCAGGCCGCGGGCTTCCAGAGGAAGAGTTGGCGTCGGAAATCGGCGAGGCTGCGGCAGCTTCGCTTCGGTTCGGTTCGCCGCCAGCCGGTGATGAACTCTCGGGGCATTCGTCATCTTCCTCCGCGCGGTCATTGGTATTGGGAGCGAGCAAAATGGCCAGTGCCTTGCGGTTCAGCTTCTTTCGCGCCCAAAGGGGAATCACTACCGGCAGCTTGCCGAACACGTCGAGCAGCCCCCGAACGCCGGTGGCCTCGCACGCCTTCGTCCATAATTGCAGGTGCCGTTCGCAATCCTCCTTGGCGGCATTCATCGTCTTGTACAAACGGGGCTTGCCGAGGAAGTCCCACACCTCCCGCGACGTTCCATGTTCGCCGCTGTAGTTGGGGACCATCACGCGGACGCACGCCTTGAAGCGCGCGGGCACGCGAATGCCGAAGGCTTCCTTACGCCAGGTAATCCGGTAGCCCTCCTTCGAGAACCACATCCGGGCAACCTTGTGGTTGACGCCACGCTTCTTCTTGCGGACGAATTGCATTACTTGCGCTCGTCGATGCTTTCGTCGATGTCGTCCAAGCGGCGGCCGATCTGATTCAAGCGCTCGGCGATCATCAGCAGGATGATCGTGGCTGGCTCCATACGCAGCCCTGCTTGCTGGACTTTTTCGCGGAAGTGGATGTAGGCGGCCACGGCATCTTCGGCGTCAGTTGGGTTCATGGTGTTAGGCTCTCGGGTTCCGTGGTATCGGCGCTGACATAGGACCAGTGGAGCTTTTGATACGGTTGCCCAGCGTGTATGGCTTTTTCAATCGCCTCCCGCGAAAAACCAGTCCGTTTAGCCTCGGCCAGTGACACAAAGCGTCTTTGGACGTTGCCCTCGGCATCACGCCCAATCACTGCTCTCCAAGAGCGAAGGAGGTTGGCCGACGCTGGGCGCAGGATGGGTGGAAGCGGTCGGATGGCGACGATGCCGTCTGTGACGACCAAACATTTGTCAAGGCACCGGCGGCCAACAATTACCGATTGCAATTTGGAGTCCAGGAGGGGTGTATAACCGGCTTGTGTCAGCGCAACGAGAAAGCGGCTGCGTGTCCATTTCTGCTGTTCCGCGGCGGTCAAGGAACGGTAGAAATGTCTAAAGAGCCGCACTATCGGGATGATTCCGTCCGGTGCCGGCTGTGTACTACTTTCGATGAACTTCTTGATGTCAATAGCCATTTGCTCTCCCTCGGGTTCCTCGTTGAAGCCTTTGGCTTTTAGGGTGAAGTCACGGACAGCCTTGTTGACCTTGGCCCGGCCGAACGTCTGCGCGATCTCTGCAAGCGTCAAGCCGACGATGTTGTGCGAGTCCGGCTTGCGGCCGATGAAGCGGGCTTTCCGCTTGACCTGCGATCGCAGTTCGTTCAGCCGAGTGTCTGCCGTCACTAGCCTTTCTTCCCGATGCCGCTCCCGCGGCCTCTTCGCGGGTGCATCGGTGAATAAGTGTCCCGGAAGGCCGGCGGCGCGAGGATGGTGCGGTAGGCGCGCCGCTTGCCGCATTTTGGGCACCGGAAGGGGCCTTTGGCGCTCCGGTCCTGCCACACCTCCGAGTAGGCGTCACAGGCATTGCAGTGGATGTCGTACAGCGTCATGCTCAGACCGTCTCCGCCTTGGGGACGATGACCACGTTCTGCAAGTTCCTGATGGTCAGCAGGCGACCGGCGGTGTTGTAGCCGGCGATGCTGTCGTCGCGGACCTGCGTGACGTTCAACTTATTGAGCCACATGCTGCTGCCCCGGCGAACGGGGTAGACGACGACGTGACCGGCCTCGATGGTGCGGCCCGTGAAATCGACGGCGGGTGTCATGCGGGAACCTCCAGACTTTCGTAGTGGTGGACAGGCGGCGGAAACTTGAAATGGACCTGCTTCGACAGTTCCGCCAGGATGGTGTCGAGGGCAGTCTTGTAGTTGACGACATGGTTCAAGCGGGTCTTCAACTCGGCGGACGGCCGCGTGCCGTCGAAGACCAGGGCCTTCATCTCGGGCCAGAACTTCGGGTGGATGCCGTTTTGCTCCAGGATCAGTTCCAACTTCTTGGTTGTCATTTCATGTCCCCTTGTGTTGCGTTGCTGATGGGTGCCTATTAGTTAAATCAACGCGGCGGGGCGAAATTAGAGTGGATTTCGTGGACCGACCAAAATTTTCAGCACGCGGAACAGCAAATCCCACGCAAGCAGGCGTTTACGCGGGAAGCCGGTCACGGTGCAATGCTTCCACGGGCGGCCGGCGGCGTCCCGAAAATCGGCAAAATAGTCGCCTTGGGACAGGCTCCCGGTGCCGACGTTGGCAATCGTGCCCGTGGCGAGCGTCCGTTTTCGGGCCTCGCAGCCGCCAGGCAGCAGTTCGATGGTGATTCGGAGCATCAGCAGCACCCCATCGGGTCGTCGGGATTGTGCGGATTGTGCATCTCAGAATCCCAGAGTCCTGCGGGTCCAATCGGGGTCGAAGTATTGCCGTGTGAAGCTGCGGAGCATCGCAGCATCGGAGGCGGTACGGAGACGGTCGAAGATGGCTGAATGGATGCCTGACTTGCGGCACAGGTCCAAGGTCCGCTCGGTCTGCCATTGGAGGAAGGTTTTCGTCAGCGGGTCCTGCGATCGCGCGGCCCAGGGGACGCAGACGGCATAGACGACGAACTCCAAGGCAAAGCGGCCTGTCTCTGCGTGCTCGGTGATCCCGAGGCGGTAGCGGGCCTCCAAGCCGTTCGTGTAGGCGGTCCATTCGTCGAAGACATAGGATGGCTGATCGCCCCAGTCACCTTGCGTCTGCAACAGGTAGTCCCGGTAGACCTCGCCCCGCAGCGAAGGCGGTACGAGTGCTGCCACGGTCGCAAGGGTTGTGGCCGGCTCCCGCAGCAGAACGGCCCGGTTGCCCAGGACATAGAAGCCGGGGCACTGGTAGGCGTTGCGCAGCCGGCTGTTGACGCCGTGCGTCCCCTCATGCACCCAGATGATCCGGTCGGCACTGTGATAGGGGTGGCCGGCGGGCAGGTGGGATTCGATGTCCCGCACGACCGGTTCCAGGCCGCTGGCGTCCCGCAGGGGCGGCCAGGGCGTCCAGGCAGGCGCAGGCGGCCGGGGAGCCGGTGGCACGGCCGCAGGCCCACAGCCCGCCAACAGCACGAGGCAGACGACCAGGACCCTCATACGCCCTCCCACACGGCTCGGTGCGCGTAATTGAGCGGGGCCAAGTCGTTCTCGGCGGCGATCTTCTTGCAATACTCCCGATCCAGTTCGATCAGGGTGCAAGGCAGATTGATGCGTTTACACACACGCAGCGTCGTACCGGTGCCCGCAAAAGGATCACAAACTGTCCCGCCTTCGGGCGTGGTGAGTTTCAGGCACCGCTCCACCAGGCCCTCGTTCAGTTGTGTGGGGTGCCAGGTCCGCCGTTGCTTGCTGTTGCCCACGACGCGGGTGAAGTCGAATACGTCGCCGGGGACCCGCCCGCGGGGATCGGCCCGCTTGTCGCCGTTCTCTTGCCGCCATGACGGCACGCGGATGGCGTCCGGGAAGAGCGGGGCGTGGGACCAGCGGAGCCGCAGGAGCGGCCGGTGGTTATTGCCCAGGTCATGGTGGTTGTGCTGCCCGAAGGTGAACGCCTGGACGCAAGGCTTGGCCTCGATCAACTTGCCATGCTTCCCTTCGATCTCGGTCACGATGCGGCCGACGTGGAAGGTCCATTTCGAGTTGTACGAGAACCACACCGTCTGGGCTTTCAACAAGAAGGCGTTGAGCCACTTGCGGAGCAAGTCGATGTAGTCGCTCTCCGTCCGGCGGTCCCGGTACTCGCTGTAGTCGAGTCCGATGTTGTCCGGCGGGTCCGCGAACAGCGTGTCCACGGACTCCAGGGTTTGGAGCACTTCCAGGCAGTCGCCGTTGTAGAGGTGGTATCTCATTCGGCGATCTCCGCGGCCTCGATGTCCCACGACTCATACTCATAGCCACAACGGGATTCCAGGATCGCCTTGATGCAGCACACGCCGCCGTTGCGGGCAAGGGCGAGCATCTCGTTGAAGCGGGTGTTCTCGCTCTTGTAGCAACGCATGTCGTCAAGCTGCTTGAACAGCGACCTCATTGCCGCATTCATGCGGGCCGGCGTGTCTACGAGCCAGAACTGGTCGCCGTGCTTGCCGTGGTAGATCAGGATGTCAACGTGCTTGTTCACCTTCAGGATTCCTGTGGCTTTGTTGCTGTCTCGGGTTGCTGGGGCTGTGCCTGCGGTGGGCCACGACGAAGTACGTTCCTAGCCAGCCGCCAACGATGTAGGCGGCCACGGCGGTAGTACACCTCTCCACGATCAGCACCGTCGAGACGACGGTGCAGAGGTAAAGCAGGGCGCTGAAGTTGGCGGCCGTCAGGGGCTTCTTGCAGGTCACGGCGGTGACGCAGAGGGTCCACACAACGTCCATGAGGAACCCGCAAGCGAACGCGAATGTCACGATGCTCCACCACGGCATAAGTCACCCTCCTACGCGGGTCTCTTCTTCACCCGGGCAATTCCAACTTGGGCGCAGGCGGCGGTGGCACGGCCTTCCGCAGGCCGAAGGTGATGGTCGGCAGCAGGTCCGATGCGCCGAACACTTCGCCTTCCATCACGAACTCGAAGTCCACGGCGGCGTCGTCCAGGCGGCGCTCGTTGATGCCCTTCTCCAATGCGTCGATGATCGACGTGACCTTGGCCGGCGTGAGGTGGGCCAGCAGCAGACGTTGACGGATGTTTTGCGGAATCGTGAACGGCATCGAAGTTTCCTGCGGGTTAGAACTTGAGTTGCGGTCTCGTGACCTCGTTGAACCAGTCGTCGTAGGGGCCGGCGCTCTTGCCGAGGCTCACGGCCATGTCCTCCAGCACTTCGCGCCGGCTCTCGTTTTCCTCGTGGTTCAGGTCGGGGAAGATGTCGCCGGTGGTGATGGCGTTCCAGCAGCGGGCCACGCGGTCTTGGAGCTTCTGCTGATGGTCCGCCTTAATGCGACTGCGGTGGTTGGCCACCCGGAGGGTCGGCGCGGGCGTGCCCGGCTTGGCGACGATTTCCTCGATCATGCCCACCATGTCCTCGTCACCGGGCTTCTCGCCCAGCAGCCAGCCGTAAAGGCAAAGCTGGTCGGCGTACTCGTCGTTGCAATACTCCATGTAGCCGGCGTTGATCGTCAGGCCCCGGTGGTTGAACGCCAGGTAGTTGGTGTGCTGCGTGCCGTGGCTCTTGCTCGGCTTGTCGCTCTGGAATCCGTCCCGGCAGAGCATGTAGCCCTTGGACGGGCTGGTGGCATACTTGCTGCAATACCCGCGGACCTTCCAGTCCTCGATGCAGTCGATGCGTCCGAGGCCGAAGTCCAGGATGAAGCGGCAGTCCGGCTTGCCCGTGAACGGCACGCCGCCAATGGTGCCATCGACCTTGAACTCGAAGCGGGGCGGCTCGACAGACTGTTTCAGCAGCCCGAGCAATTCGTCATAGCTGCCGGACAGCTTGTAGGCGTCGAAGACGACCTGGCCAGCCGTCAGGGCGAAATCCCGGCATTGTGGCTCGACCTGACTCTCGAAGACCGCCTCGAAGGCGAACCGCGGGTCGCTGCCTGCGCCGAACAGATCGGCGTGCAGGGCAGACTTGACGCGGGCGTCAAAGCTGCTGCCCACGGCCATCGGCGGCTCTTGGGGCAGCCGCGGGGCCGCGTGCTCCGCCAGGTAGCGGAGGTAGAACTCCTCGGGGTTCTTTTCCCAGAGGGTCATGGACGAATAGGAAAGTGAGCGCGGTGTCTTCATGGTTCAAGTCCAAAGGTGTCCGCGAATATCCACGAGGCGATGCAGCATGGCGTTGTCTTGCTCGTAGTCATCGTGGTCGTTGTCGTTCTTGCGACCCTTCCACCAGGCGTACAACTCGTGGATGGTCTTCCAGTTTGCCTCCATCTTGCGGGCGTACTCGTCGTTGGCTGCCTTCTCGTCGGGATCGTCGCCGTTGTAGTCGGCGTAGAGGGCGAATACGTCGGGCTCGTTGAAATGCCCCTCTTCCTTCTCCACGAACTCTTCGAGGATCGTGAAGGCGGCATAGAGCAGCAGGTGGTCGCGGTCGCACCAGGTCGGCGGCAGGTCCCGGCAGACCACGACGTTGTAGCGATGCCAGAGCCGGCACTTCAGCCAGTACCAGGCGTCATGCAACCGGCAGATCAGTCGCCGCAGCCGGTGTCTCCGGTGTCGTCGCCGCATGGGTGTCCTCCGTTGTCAGGGTGAGGGTGCCGGGGCCGGTGTCGATGACCGTGTTGCCGGATTGAATGATGCCGCTCTCGAAAGGAATGACTGTCTTGGCGGTCTGCTTGGCCACCAGGTCGTCGTACCGCTGCTTGACGGCCGCGGGGACCGGGGGCGGCGGCGCTGTTATCGGCCAGCGGCCGAGGATGCCAGCGACAATGGCCTGGGTGCGGACGACGGGCGGCAGGGCCGCCATCATCTTGAGTCGCGCCAGGCAGCACTTCTTTGCCTTCCGGCCGCTTCCGCAAGGGCACGGCTGGTTGCGGCGGATGTCCATACGGGGCTGCACGGGCAGGATGGGACCTTGCCGGCGGGTGTTGGCTCGTCTTGCGTTCATGCGTGTCCTACCTGTGAGGTGCCGGGGTTGGATGCGGACGCGGTGCCGGCGGCCGGGGATGGTCCGGCTGCGGGCGCGGCGGCCGGGGCTGATCGGGGATCGGGTGCGGCCGGCGGCGATCCGGGATCACCGGCACGACGATGACCGGCGGCTCCGGCACGATAATTGGCGCGGGCACGATGATCGGCTTGGGCACAAGGATCGGGCGAAGCGGCAGGGGACGCCGCGGTTGCGGCGGCTCGATCCAACAGCCGGCCAGCACAAGGAGCAATAGCAGCGAAAGGTAGCGCACGATTGTCCTCCAGTTAGAACGGCCTCGAAAAGATTCCCGTGAACGCCACGGAGTCGGACCAGTATTCCTTGAGGTGCGGGAGCCCGACTTTCACGATCTGGCAGCCGTGAAGCCAGTTCAGGAGGCCCTCCGGCGTCAGGATGTGCGGGTGGCAGGCGTCGGCCGGGATGTTGGGCCACTCGAAGATGCGGAGCACGCCGCCATTCGGGTCCACGCGGGCCACGGCGTTAGCGATAACCTTCGCCGGGTCCTGGACGTGTTGCAGGACGTTGTACAGCCACACCTCGTCGTAGTGCGTCAAGGCAAGGTGCTGCTTGTCCAACTCTTCGCCAGGCGCACGGACGAAGTGGATGCCATAGTTGCGGTAGCGGCGCTCAACGGAGGCTGGCCAATCGCACGGGTCCACGACCGTGGGGTAACGGGCGTTGAGGCAGCGAAGGGTCATGGACACCGGGCCGCCACCGACATCGAGTACGGACCGCTGCCCCATGACCAATTCGCCGGTGCCGTTGCCGTAGGCTTCCCACAGCCCCATCTCCCGCGCGTACATCTCCTGCTTGACAAACTCTCCCCACGCCCGCATACCGAGGCAGTTGCCCCAATACTCGGCCTCGTGCTTCTGAGTCTCGTTCCAGTCCGCCATCGCTTGCCTCTCTGAAAATGGAGCGGGTTACTTGCGCGTTTCGCTATGCCGGTATAATCTCCGCTACTCCACGCGCCCTGCGGCCGTTAAATGGCTCCCACCCGGCCCAGCTACTACCGAAACCTTGCTGGGCACCCTCACCCGCTCACGGACTTACGCTCGCTTTCCCCAATCGCATTGATGCCAAATGCGTTCGTGGTAATAGAAAAGGATCAGCTTCACGACGAAGCAGACCAGCGTGAAGACCGCACAGCTACCAAAGTTGCCGAAGACCGCGTAGGCGAGTCCAAGGCCCGCCAGATTGCTGACGATCTCAAACGACAATCCCTTGACGACAGTTCGTTTACGGCTGCTCGTGTCTGGTTTCATTTCTTCCTCCGCGTCACGATGCCGCCGCGCCGCGCCGGCTTGCCGTGGTTGTGGCCGTCCAAGCAGTTCTCACCCATCCAGTTGAAGAAGTACCAGCGATTGAGCCGGTCGATTACCGGATCGTGGGCAATGTGCCGGAGGTACGTTGTCACCTGGTCCCAGGTCGAGAAGATCATCTCGAAGGGGAAGGTGCCGAAGAGCCAGTCCGGCGTGTGCTCGATGCCCTGCTCAATGCGTATCAACACCGGCTTCTTCATCCGGTTCGCCCAGAACAACTCCTCGTAGGTGCCGCAGGCGTGGACCTGCATGTCCAGGTTGACGACCAGGAAGTCGCAGATGTCCACCATCCGCAGATCGACCGGGCGAATCTGCTTCATCTGGCCGCGGACGCACTCGAAGTCGCCGGCCCGTTTCGCCTTGTGGCGGAGGGCACGGTTCTCCAGGTCCTCCACGCCGATGTCGATGGGCTTGCGTGTGGGATCGAGCCAGAGGATCTTCAGGTCCTTGAGGCTCTGAATTAGGTGTTGACGCCAGCCTACGCCGCCGTCCAGTACGCGATCCATCGCGCCGCACAGGTAGCCGCGGTTCAAGGCGAGTCGGTTCATCTTTCTCATGGTGCGCTCTGCAAGTCGTCAAGGATGGCCCGTTGTTTCTGCTGCAACTCGGCAAAGGCTTCCGGTGTAAAGGCGTCCGACCGCTGGAGGTACTCGTGCCAGTTCCGTTCATCGCGGGTGAAGAATCGGAGCACCTTGGCAGGCGGTAGCGCATAAACGTCGTGGAGCACACTTCTCACGGCAGCAAGCCCTTGTAGCTGGCCACGCCAACCCCGAGCCGCGTGCAGCCGAGAGCGAGGTACAGGCAGGCGTCCTCGTAGGTCTTGATGCCGCCGCTCGCCTTGACTTGTGCCGCCCCTTTGACGGCCTCGACCATCAATTGCACGGCCCAAGGCGTCGCGCCGCCAGGCCCGAAGCCAGTGGAGGTCTTCACCCAATCCACGCGGGCGTCCAGGCACAGGTTGCAGGCGTCCGTAATCTGTCTCGGCTGGTAGTAGCACGTCTCCAGGATGGCCTTGACCTTCACGTTCAAGCGACGCGCCAACTGCACGATGCGGCCTAGCTCCTGGACAGCGGAGATCGCACGGCCCTCCAGGAAGCGGCCGTAGTTGATGACGACATCCACCTCCGTCGCCCCGTCTTCCATCGCGGCGCGGGCCTCTTGAAACTTGATGTCCGGCGACGTATTGCCGTGCGGAAAGCCGACGACGGCGCAGACCCGCGGGGTGATCGGCCTGGCGACCGCGACGTTGTAGCTCGCCACGCAGACGGAAGCGGCCCCCAGGTCTTCGACGACCCTGGCGGCATTGGTCACGTCTTCCAGCCGGGCGTCCGGCTTCAAGACGGCGATGTCCAAGGCGGCGATGATCTGCCCACGGCTGGCCTGCGGGACTTCCCGCGGCACTGCGTTCTCTTGGATCACGTCGGTCGGGATGTCAGTCATAAAGGGCCTTCTCGGGGAGGAAGTAATGCGGGGCGATGCCCTTGACGTTGAAGATCAGGATTTCGGCGTGGAACTCCACGTCGGGGAACGTGTCCAGCGGGAGCGACACGATGCTGGACAGTTTCGCGCCACAGTCCCGCAGCCACCGCCAACGGGTGCTCTTGCGCCGCTGATTCAGCCGCATCCCCATCGGTGCGAACAGGACCGTGGGCGTCTCGGGACCGAACAGCTTGAACGTGTGCGCCAGGAAGACTTCCGGGTACAGCTTCCGGCCCGCAGCTCCGTTGAAGGGCGGATTGCACAGCACCAGGTCGGGGCGGCCCATTTCCGTCTGTTCCTCGTACCGGCCGTGGTAGAATTGGTGGCAGTAGTCCTTGCCGTGGGCCTTGATGTCGCAGCCGTAGATGTAGTGATGCGGGTGGCCGTGGAGCCACGGGGCCGTCAGGTGGCCGGTGCCGATGGCGGGGTCCAGGACGAAGTAGAACGTGGGCAGGCAGCGACCGCCGCCCGCGGACGGCCCGCTGGCCGACCGCAACGGGTGGGCATTGCACAGCGTCTCGTAGAGGAAGCGCGACACGCCATTTGGTGTATACACCGCGCTTTCCTTCGGACGGCTGAGGTAGTCGTTTCGTTTGACGGTCAGCGGACTTGCCACTACTTCTTCTCCGCGGGACACTCGCGCTGGCAGGCGGCCAGGAACAGGTAGATGTCGTTGGCGTGCCCGATGAACTCGATCTGCTTGCGCTTGGGCAGCGCGTCGAAGACTTCCTTGAAAACCCTCTCGATCTCGTTGGCTTCCTCTTTCGTGAAATCGCCTTGGGCCATCGGAACCTCCTAACTCGGTTGGTGGCGGTTGATCTTGGTACACTCGTCGCACCAGTGCTCGTCGCCGTTGGCCGTCAACGGGACCACTTCAACGACATGGCAGCCGTCACAGGTGACTTCGATAAAGGCGTCGGAGAGCATAGGACAACTCGTAGAGCACCGGTTCGCGTGTGGCGTGAAAGGAATGGCCGAAGAACGGGTAGTAGTCGTGCATGGCCTCGTGCGCGATGACGAGGGCCGTGTCTTCCGGCTCCCAGCGCAGTAGGCAGGGATCGAGCGTGATGCCGGGGCACCAGGGGCAGTTGCAGCCAAGTGTCTTGCCGCCGGGCGGCCCGTTGAGCGGCATGAACATCACGTCCCAGGGGCCGACCCTGTTGTAGCGCTGGATCGCGTAGTCCAGGACGCCTTGCAAGTCGGGGTCATGCGTGCAATGGCGGAGCAGCTTCAAGTGCTGGATACAGTGGTCCAAGTACATCTGCTCGTCGTCATGGTCGCCGCAGGTGGCGTAGTACAGGCCGCCGATGAACGGCAGGCTGAGTTGCACGATGATGCCGTAGAGCACCCCCATCAGCGTGACTTGAATCCAGGACTTACAGTTCGCCTTCATCTCTTGCCCCTTTCCGGTCGCGGTAGTCCGCCGACACGCTCTTGAGAATCAGCCGTCCGCCGAGAGCCTTGCTGTAGGTCTCAGTGAGCGGGGTAATCACGCAGCCTTCGCGGCCCTTGAACTTGGCCTTGACAGTGGCCGGGTCCACGGCGATCGTCGGGCCGTTGGTCCACTCCTCCACCAAGTCAGCCTTGAACCGGCCGGTGTAGAGCACGGGGACCGTCTGCACGCCGAAGGCAATGCAGTAGGCGACGAGGACGGGCCAATCGAGATAGCAACCGTTGACCGAGCAGTCGTAGCACCGCCAGCCGATCTCACCCGCAGGAATCCCGTAGTCAAGGTCCTGGACGCCGGGGCCGAACAGTTCGCCGAAGAGGATCACGTCCCTGGTCGGGTCGTCATTGCAGTTGCACAACTCAGTGAGCAGGTCCATGACGCCCGGGATGTTGAACGGATGCCAGTAGACGGAATCACGCCCCTCGGTGTCATGCCACCGGCGGCACTTCTTATGGCTGCCGGCGTAGAAGTCCCATTCGTCATCAACCTTGAGCAGGGCCACGCGGCTGTTAGTGCCGTGAATCTTCTCCGTCACCCGCACCGGCACGTCGGCGGTGAACTCGCGGTGGTGTTTCCAGAACGCCTGGATGTCGGTGTAGTGGTGGAAGTTCTCCGGCTCGCGGGCCAGGCCGCCCCACACCTCGCCCGTGCCGCCGCCGTGGCCGCGGTAGACCCGCACGGGCGGCTCGTACTTCCAAGCGTGATAGTGCTCCGTCAAGTCGGCGTCGGCATGATCGACCATGCTGGCCAAGCGCGGAGGCACCGGGGCCACGAAGCCGTAGGATGGGACGCCGCGCAGCCGGCAGGCCGCCACCCGGCCGCCCGACTTGAGATACTTGAACACGCCCAGCCAGTTGGCTTCGTCTTCGGGCAGGCAGATGTCCGGCGGGAAGTAGACCACCGGCTCGCCGACCCTGTACTGCCCCTTGGGCACGATCGTCTGGGTGCCGAGAATGGTGGCGATCTCCAGCTTGTCCGCATTTGGATGTGGGACAATACTGCTGATAGTTTGGATCGTGACCGTGATGTCGGACATGCAGGGAATCCCTTAGAAGAGGCTGAATCGCTTGGCCAGGTCGGCGATGGTCTGGGCGGTCTCGACCAGCGTTTTGTCGATCTCGGTCAGCGCGTCCGCCACCACGTAGGCGGCCAGAAGCTCGGGGTGCGCCTTGGCGTAACCCTCGCCGAGCGTCGTGTCGATCTGTTTCACTGCGGCCTGAAGGTTCATGCTTGGGTGAAGCCGTTCTCTTCGGCCCAGTTCTCCAGGTCCCGCTGCGAGCAGACTTCCTCGGGGCTGGGGGCGTTCTCCTTGGCCCAGGCCAAGAGCGTCTCGGGCTCGAACACGTCCTCCGGCTCCATGTTGCTGCGAATCCAGTCGATGGCCTCGTCCAGCGGATACTGGCTAACGACGGCCGTGGTGAAGTCGCGGTTCTGTTGCGCGGACGCCATTGTTCAACCCCCTTGCTTCTTGAGGATCAGGTAGCCGATCAGCCAGACAGTGGAAATCCAGCCGACCATGAGGACGGCCGCGACCGGCGGGGCGGTGATCGTGATGACGACACCTGCCACCAGGCCAGCGATGGTGATGGTGACGAGCCCGTTACTCACGGCGGAGCCTCTTCATGGTTTGCAGGTAGTGGGTCTCGCAGTTGCGGCAATCGCGGCAGTAGGCGGACCCAATGCTGCTGCACATGCTCACCAGGCGATTGCCGGCGTAGCGAAGCATGACCCAGCGCATGAACTCTTTCGTCGGGCACCAGTACGAGTTGATGTGCCGCACGCGCCACTCGTAGCACTGGCCCTTGAACGCCAGGTCCGCCGGCAGGTTCGGCTCATGGTCGTAGTAGGCCATGAAGGTAATGACGCACGGCACCTTGGCGGCCGTCCACGCTGCCACGGCCTTGTCCACCAGGAGCAGGTTGGTGGCCGACGTGCGGAGCCGCACGAACATCAGGTTTGCGGCCGGCGAGTACCAGTCGTCCATGTGCCAGTTCGGCATGGCGTACTTGCTCTCGTCTTCCTCCTTCGGGTTGGCCGTCAGGACGACGGGGCCGGGGAAGTCGTATCGCGGGATGCTGGTGTTGAAGAAGAACCGCTTGTACCGCTGGGCGGTCTCGATCACCAACTCCCGCTGGTTGTTGGAATCGTTGCCGCAGTTCATCCGCACGATGCCATCGCCGACCTCCGTGCCTGTTGGGACGTGCGGCCGGTCGATGGGCACGTAGTACGCACCGGGGCGGTTGTAGAAACACTGGTCGCAGGCGATCGGGCATGGGCCAACCTGTGGGATACAGTCCCAGAACGGCGTGCCTTCCTGCTTCGGGTTACGGACGGACATTGGTGGCTTTCTCGCTGAAGGTACTGAGGTGCGACTCGTCATGGCTGTTTCCTTCGCGGCCTCTCGATCGTCGTGCAGTACGCGCCCTCTAATGAGCAGCCCTGCAACACTTGGGCGTTCTCCGCGCCGTAGGCCAATAACACAGATGGCCCGCCAGCGTTGCCTTTGGCCCTGGTTCCGTCCAGTTGGCAGAAATACAACCGGCCCTCCAGAAACAGGACTCCGGCGACTTTGCTCCAGACATGCTCAAAGAACATTGCCGTCTCGGTTCGGGCGAAAACCAAAGCGATTCCGTTGCCGTGCTGACTCAGACGATCCAACCACAGCCCTGTCTGTTGGCCATAGGGCGGATTAAGCCACACTCGGCCGAACCACGGCAGTTGCAGGCCGTCTTGCGGCGGGGTGTACTGATGCTTTGCTGTCGTCCACGGCTGGCCGGGAGCGGCACAGGGGTCAAGGTCGAAAGGCGCCAGTGCCCTGATGACCTCCGGCGGCGTCAGCCAGCAGTCGGTTGCTCCCCGGACGGCGCGGGTGTGACTGCCGATACCCGTCTTCATTCCACGTCCCTCGGTCGCCAGTACCGCGCCTCTTTCGGGATGCCGTCATCCGATAGCTCGCGGTACTTGAACGTGACCGCCTGGCCCTTCTTGAAGGCACGGCCCTGAAACCAGTCGGGCATGTCCATGCCGGGGTTGGCCGATGCGAAGACGCCCATCTCGCTGGACGAGAACTCGCGCTCGGCGTCGGTCAAACCGGACAATTCGAGCCGCTTGCCCTTGTAGTCGGTGATGAGCGCCCCAATCCGACCGAGGTGCTTGCTGCCCTTCGTTGTCTCGCGGCCGGAAGTGAAGCCGATGATGCGGGCCTCGGCGTCCTCGAAGGGCTTGTATTTCAGCAGGCCCTTGTGGCGCTTTGGCGTCCACACGGCATTCGGATTGCGAATCACGACGCCTTCGCCGCCCTTGTCCAGAACCCGTTGCAGGAACGCCTCCACCTGCTGGGCGGCCTCGTCGGCAATGTCGATCAACTTCGTTTGCGGATGGAGATAGCACTTGGACTCGGGGCCATTGTCCAAGTTGCCGGCCAGGAAGCGGACTTCATCCGAGAACGGCACACCCAGGGGCAGGTACTTGTAGTCGTCGGCCAGGCAGCGTTTCGGGATCGGCACGCCCTCGCAGGCCGGCTCCCGACCCAGTGCGTCCACCCGGCGGCGAACCCACTGCTCGATGCCGATGTAGTCGAGATTGCACACCATGTTGGTGTTCTTGATCTCGCCCGTGCCGAACACGGCTGCCAGCGGCGGGGCCGAGTAGACGGCATAGACGATCTGCTTCTCGAAACGGGGATCGGGCTCGTCGCCACCGCAGATCGACCGGCACAGTTGGAAGTTGCCCCGCCTGGCCCATAGCTCGCCGTCGAGCGGACAGCACGGAAGCTGGTTTAGGAACGTGTCCGGGGCGAGGATCGGATTGCCGTAGCGGGACCAGAGCCCCGTGGCCACCGGCTTGATCTTCGCCTTTCGCTTGCCGGTCTTCGGGTCGATGATGCTGGCCCAAGGGATGGTGTCCGTGGCCAGTCCGCGGGACAGGCCGCCGTCCCAGAAGCAACGGGTGCCGTCGAGTTTCTCGGAAATGAACCAGCCGGCCACCGTACTCTTGGATGGGTCGTAATGGTCGGCCAGTTGCAGGAATTCGCGTCGCGCCATCATGCCGCCTTTGCCAAGAGTGCGGATTGAATCAGCAATGTCATGTCGGCCGTCCGCCGGGTCTGGATGCGGCGTTCGACCATCACCGGCCGGCTGTAGCAAAGCAACGTCTGACCGCGCATTGCCGCCCACAGGGAGCGTTCCAGCCATTCCGCGGGAATGAACTCGACTTCGTGCATCGTTTGATCTCCGGTCAAAATGGGTGCCTATTAGTTAAATCAACGCCGGGGGCCAAAATTAGAGTGAGTCCGTGGAAAATCAGAAAAGATTTTCCAGTTGCCCATCGATCGCATCGAACGGGTCCGCGCCCCGTAGCCTGTTCCACGGCCGGGGCACCAGGATGCCATGACCACCGCCAGCCTGGAAACGATCCAGATTGGCTTCCAGATCGTCGATCAGCAGGGCGTCCGGGCGGGCGAAGAGGTGCTTGCGAGGCGTGATTGCGTATTGGCGGTGCATCCAATGCGGCATGACCCGGTGAATCCAATCCAGCTTACCGGATAGGCTCTCGGGGCATTTCGTCGGGCCCGTGGCAATGCAGACGTTCTCGCGCCCGACCAGCCGGGCCGCCCGCAACAGAATCCGCGGGAAGATTTCGGAGGTGGGACACTCGGCCCAATCGGTCCGGGTGATGGTGGACCAGAACTGGCCGGCGTTGGCGAACTTGGGACGGCCGAGCAAATGATTGGCTGCCTCGTGGATTTCGTAGCCGAAGGCCACAGGATGCTGCCGGTAGTCTCGGGGATTGACCGGGCAACCCACGCAGTACAAGACGTGCATGGCCAGCGTGTTGCAGGTATCATCCAGGTCCAAGAAGATGCGTCGGATCATGGCTTTTCCAGGTGTGAATAGATGCGGGCGCGTAGCCGGGTGAATATCCGTTGCGCCAGGGATTTGCCGATGCCCAGGTGCTCACCGATTTCCACGAACGTGTAGCCTTCTTCCCGTAGTCGCAGGCATTCGCGCTCCCGGTCTGATTTGCAGCACACCGCAAAAATGTCTCGTAGCTCCACGGCAGCGGTGGGTGAATCGGTTTGGAGACCGTCAGGAAGGGTGTTCACAACCACCGGTATTTCAATTGGCTGCACGTTCCAGGACACACTCGCCGGGTTGCGGGCGACAGCACTAGATCGTTTGGGGACGTGAATCGGCCGCTCGTGCGGCAGCAATTCCAACATTTCGCGCCGCACACAGCGACCAAGGTAGCAGTTCAAGCCGCGCGCATTTGTCATCCTGCCCTGTGCCACTTTATTGACAGCAATCACCAGACCGATGTAACCTGCACTAATCAAATCATCGCGGAGGTAGCTGATGCTCGGGACTTGCTTAATCAACGAGTCTGCTTTGAGTACCACGAGAACCATGTTCTCGTCGATCAGCGCCGTGCGGGCTGCGGCATTCCCGGCGACGACCAAGGGGAACAGTTCGTTATTCCGGTCAACACTGGATGCCATGCTCAAATCCTGTCAATGCGCCAGAGATGCTGTGTGAAGAAGCCTCGTTGCTCACAGGCTTCGCGCGAGTAGTCGTACTCGTGGCCATCCGGGTCGAAGATGTGCCCGTACTCATAGGCGACCGCATGACCGCAACGCTGGCCGACGCCTTCAATCACGCCGCGGCTGAGATCAATGACCCGTGTGAAGCGGACCCAGTTGTCATCCGGGTAGTCGATAATGTGCTTGCCGCCGTTAGGCGTCGGACACAGGACGGGAAACAACTCGATTCGCGTGGCAGCGTGGCCGTGACTCAAGCAAACGTGGATCAACTCCTGGGGGTGAAAGGCGCGCCGACAAGTGGGCTCCAGCAGATCAGGCCACATGATCTGGCTGCCGTCGTGGCCGATCTCCCTGAAGATGTCGCTGAGCGGCAGATCCAGGACTATCGCAAAGGATGCCGGCAGACACATCCAGCGTTCCGGCTTGCGTAATAGGCGCATAGCGTCTCCGCAGTTGAAGGTTGAGCGGTGTGCTGGCGCGGTAGATCAGGCTGATTGGCCTTCGCGCACTAGCTCGTCGAGCATCCGGTCGATGTCAGCCTGCGTAGGAATCCGGCCCCAGGACTCCTTCCAATAGGCACGCCAATTCGGCAGGTTGAACAACTTGTCGTATTCCGCTTGGGTGCCCGCCGTCAGAATCCAGATTCCGATGCCAAAGGACTCCCACAGAGGCCACTTCTGTTTTTGTGCTTTGGTGAAGCTGTACTTCTTCGGCTGCTTGCAGTCGATCCAGCGGGTGCCCCATTTCTTGTGGGCCGCGAACAGATCAGGAAAGCCGGTCTGATAGAGATTGCCGTGGGTGTGTTCAACGTGCCAGCCGCGGGCGATCAGATACCTGATAACGTCCTTCTGGATATGCCATTCTGGGCCGTGCTTCGGGCGGCAAACCTTCTTCACGGCAACATGCCTTCCCAGCCGCCGTCCAGCGTCCGTCGCAGCCGCCAGCCACGACGCTCCCATCGCCAGATGCGGTAGTAGGTTCTCGGGCCCGTCAGGCAAAAGGCTACGGCTGCCATCACGGCAGTGTGGCGCGCCTGTAGGTCTTCAACAGCCGCCGCGTTGACAATCCGCGGCCAGCGGACCAGCCCGAGGAAGTACCAAGGGCAAACGATCTGCCAGACGTAGTGAGGATAGACGTGGCCCACACTTTCCCACTCGCCGCCGGGTGTCTTGAACTCGATCTCGTAGCTGTCTGTGTAGCGCATTACATCATCTCCGGGGCTCGAATCTTGACCGGGGCGGCACCGCCCTTCTTCTCGGCCCAGTTGTCCATTCCCTCGAACCAGGTCATGCCCACCAGCGGGACATGGCCGCGGAAGGATTCCACGACCTCGCGGACATTGGCCGTGATCGCGGTGACGATGCTGTGCATCGCCACGACCATCAATTCATCGTGGACGTTCAGCGGGGCAAGCCGCAACGGATGGACACCCGCAGGCTGCAAGTCCCACAGCCGCCGCTGGACAGACTTCGTAATTTCCGCACCAGGGCTCTGGATTTCGTGGTTGGCCGCCGCTCGCATGTTGGCCGCCTGCATCTGGAATGCGGCACCATAGAGTGCGCTGGCGACGGCCCCGCCGGCTGTCTGCACGCGATCCCGCCGCACCACCTTGACCTTGCACGCTCGCCAATGCTTCGGCGGGTTGCGGGCCAGGTCGAAGAGGGCCTGGCAGATTTTGTTTTCCAGACTGAAGTAGCGGCGGAAGCCGAGGAAGGTTTCGATGTACTCGGCCGGCGTTGCCCAGACCACCGCACTCCCGATGCCTGCGGGTTGCCGCATGGAGCAGAAGGCGTCAAAGGTCTTGCGGCGGGCCTTGTCGATGCCGGGGTAGCGCTTCACGAAGTCCGCGTAGGCGGCCTTGGCCCGAGCCTCGGTAACACCGAGTTTCTGCACCAGCGTATTCCAGTCGCCGCCGTATACCAGGGCGAACACGCCACGTTTGCCCTTGTCGTACCAGTCGTTCTCCGTGCCGCTGGAATTGATGACCTCGGCATAGGACAGACCGGACAGGGCCATGCCGAACAGGGCATGGAGCTTCTGCGGCGTCATGCCGGTGGTCTCGCACTCGCCGCAAGGGCCGCCCTTCTTCTTTTCGATACCGGTGCCGCCGCACTTCGGGCAGGGGCCTTTGGTGGTCAGGTCCTTGCGGAGGGCCGGATCGTTGTACACGGCGTCGGCAATCGTCACCTCGAACGAGTCGAAGTCGCCGCCGCAGAGGATCATGTCCTCCCAGAACAACGGGAACATCTTGCGCACGTCCTTGGCGTGCTTGATGCCCTGCGGGTTCAGGCCGTCAGCCCCGGCCATGCGGCTTGAGAGCGTGCCGATCACGACGAAGCTGGCGTGGAACTTGCCGGCCAGCAGCAGCTTCTTGTACAGTTCCACTTCCTTGGCGGCGACCTTCACGTCCAGGATTGCCTTGGACCGGACGGCGGCCGGGTGCTTGCCCGGCTGGATCGTGCCCGTGCCGCCGCAGCGGACGCAGCCCGGCCTGCCTTCGCATCGGCCGCAGGGCTCGGGAGCCGCGATCTCCCAGTTGTTGATGGCCTCCAGATTGCTTTTCTTGGTGGACTCTTCGAGGATGATCGTCTCGGTGGAGTCCATTGCGGCCGTGATGTAGGCTCGGACCTCACCTGGCTTGTTGATGTTGACCGGGGAGTTGGCGACCACGGCCTCGGCCTTGGCGAGCAGTTCGCCCATGCCGGCCTTGTTGATGGAGAAGCCGTGCCATCGGACGACCGGGACCATGCAGGCCAGCGTCGAGTCGTTGTCGCCTGGCGTCGGACAGCCGAAGTGCTTGTCGAGCGCCCGCGTGTAAACGATGTCATCGTTGGCGTACTCGCGGGCGTCCGGCCGCGTGGCCCAGTGCTCAATGTGCTTGTCGATCACGCCGGGCCAGGCATATCCCAACAAGACATCATCGCCTGGCTTGGGCTTCGCCTTCTTGGGGACCACTTCCTCGTCGTCGTGCGGGTCGTCCAGGTTCAGGGCTGGGTCCGTCAGTTGCTCTTCGACGGCCACCTTGACCCGCTTGCCCTTCTTCTTGCCCCACACCTCCCAATTCTTGTCGGGCGACGAAACGGCCAACGCCGTGGGCGCATAGCCCAGCTCGTAAGGCCGCCAAGCCGTAGAAGGCTCAACGTCCTTGAAGTGGAACTTGGGCTTGAATCCCATCGCGTGTTCGGCGAGGAACTTGAGGCCGCCGGCTGGGTTGAAGCGCAACACGACATCCTTGAAATCGGTGTCGATGTCGCCGTAGCGATCCTTGCGGTCGAAGACCTGCCACTTGGGAGCGTTCGGGTCAGCCGACTTGGCAAAGTAGATGTTATCCAGTTGGACACGGCCCTCCAACTCAGAAGCGAGGGCGTAGGCCAGCGCGGAAGGCACCCGCTTGATGCGGATGTCCTCGCGGGCCATGAGCGACTGGTACGGCCCCTTGCGGGAATGGAGCATCAGGTCCAGGGCACAGGCCGGCTTGACGCACGGCCCATCCTGCCCGCGGCGCTCCAGCAGGGCGATCTCGTTGATGTGCTCCCGCGGAATCCAGTCCGGGTTGCAAAGGCGGAAGATGGTGTAGATTTTGGCGATATGGAACCAGTCGAACGACAAGTTGAAGCCCACGACCGTGTGTTCGCACAGCCATTCGATCAGGCGCAACGTCTCACGGATTGGCCGCCGCCAGACCTCATGGAGGTTGATCGGCCCCTCGTCCTGCGCATACTGCAACAGCACCATCATGCTGTGCAGCCCGCACGTTTCAGAGTCGATGTACAGCTTGCTCATGCGTCGTACTGACCCAGGGCCGAAAGGATACGGCGCGCCTCGGCAACGGCGGCACCGGCGTTGGATGCCCCAGCGGAATCCTTTTCGGCCGCGGCCTCGCAGAGCACTTCGTAGGCAAGGGCGTAGGACTTCCAGGTTTCGGCCAGCGTTTCCGCGTGCATCCTTTCCAGGACCGCCATGCCGATTTCACCGAGCAGCGCTGTGACCTGCTCGTCATGCTTCACGGCCTGCTCCCCCAATTGCCGCTGGTGCTCCATCGTCGCGCAGGCTGAATCCATTGCGTAGAACGCTCGGGCGTCGGCAAGCAACCGCTTGTAGCCCTCGGCGCATCGCAGAGCGAGTTGCGTCTGTTGCCGGCTTTCGTACAGTTCGTTCTGGGCCGCCCGCATCGCGCGGCGGTAACGGCCGATCAAAGCCAAGGCTGCCAAACTCACGACCAGCACCAAGAGCAACGCAGGGTACATACAGAGTCTCCAGAAAAGGGATTGAGCAGCAGGGCTCCCGGCCGTCGCACGACGCCCAGGTCGCCGGCCTGCGGATACTGTTACGGCTCAGGCGTAGCCACCCCAATCACCCGCCGTGCGGTTATGGGTTCAGTGCCCGGTGGGCACATGCCGGGAGTCCGGCTGCCTAGAACAGGTCGTAATGCCAGGTGTCGCCTTTCACTTCTGCACTGAGGACAGGGGCCGAGAAGTAGTCCCCGTTACGAAAACGGAGGTGCATGGACAGCCCCTTGCCGATCCAATTCGGGACCGCGCACGCGGGCGGAAGCTGACTGCCGATGAACTGCCCCACGGTAGGTTGCCGCAGGACGGGATCGCTTGACGAGATTTCCACCAGGCTCAAGCCCTGGTGTAGCACGCGCATCTCATAAATAGCCTGCTCCGTCTCCACCAGCAGGCGCATACCGACCTTGAGCCGCTTCACGTCGATGCCGGGCTCTTGTCGCAACTTGTCCGCCAAGGTCTTCATGTCACGCTCCACCCCTACAATCAGCGGTTGTGCTCACGTCAGAGTTGCCGCTTGAATGTCTTCTTCCAGTTCCGCATCGCTGATGTAACCCGCGCACCATGCGCCCATCCGCGGCCCGAGTCCCGTGATGCCGCGTCCCAGCATCTTGCCGACCATGTTGTTGATCTCTGCCTTGGACTTCCGATAGCCGAACTTGCGGCGGTACTTCGGGTCCAGGTGCTTCAATGAGGCCGTCTTGCCGTGCTCGCGCTTGGCGTCCACGATCTTGCGGGCGGCGACGGTCTGCTCGTCCGGCGGCAGGGCCAGCAGGACTTGGACGTGGACCATGCCCAGCAGTCCGGCGGCGGCAAGCTGCTGGACCTCCGCGGGGAGCATCAGCAGCCGTTGCCGGTCATGGACCCAGCGGGTCGGTCGCTTCAGTTCGGCGGCGGCCGTCCGCAGGCTCACACCTTCAGGAAACAGGCGGCCTAGCGCCTGCGCCTCTTCCAACGGGTTCAGGTCCTTGCGTTCAAGGTTCTCGGTAAAGTTCAGGATGCGTGCCTGACGCTCGGTGAGGTTGCGCCGGACGCCTGCGGGTATCGTCTTCCATTTGAGGATTTGGGCCACAGCGACGAAGCGCCGGTGCCCGGCCAGCAAACGGTAGGCATAGTTGTCGCGGTCCCACGGTTCGACGACTACGGGGAATTGCAGGATGCTGTCTCGGATGCTCGCCGCCAGGTCCTCGACGGATTGCAGCGTGAACGGACCACGGCAATTGAAACTCTCGTCGTAGAAAATGCTGGCGATCGGCACCGCGTAGGCGTCGTACTGCGGCAGGCGATCTAGCCCAGCTTCGTGTTGCACGGCTTCGGCCATGTTCCAAGCCACTCCAAGACGTTGGTGGTGCCGTCGTCTTCGATCTTGACATAGGTGTCGTTTTGACGGGCCCACGACCCGGTGTTGAAGTGGTAGTCGCCGATTCGACCTGGGGCGTGCGTATGGCCGTAGACCACTACGTCGCACCGCTTTTCCTGGCGGTACTTCTCCACGCCCTCGACCATCTCAGCCTGCCGACCGTGCTGGAACGTCAGCGTCCTCCACAGCGTCAGGGCGCTCTCCAGCGTGCCGACAAACTCGTCGGCGACCGCATGACCCTTGTGCGTGAACGGGCTCTTGTTGCGATCTTCCAGCATCCCACTGATGATGGCCGTGATTTCACCGATGCCGGGATTCGGCTCGCAGCAGTACGGATCGGCTTCATGGCCGTGGAGGAAGGCAAACCTCCGGCCGCCGATGGTTTCCTCGAACGGATGGCAGGACCGCTGGAACAGCGGGTGGTCGATCATCAGCGGCGTGCCGATCAGCGGGGCCAGGGCGTTGTCATGGTTCCCCACAATCCAGGTCGCCCCCATTGCATCGAGCCGATCCAACAGCAGGCGGTGCGCCACGATCGCAGCCCCAACCGGAACCTGCCAGAAATCGAGCAGATCGCCAAGGATCAGCAGCCGGCCGTGTTCGTTCTCCACCATGTCAAGGAACTTGCCGAACCGCACCTCCCGGTCCTGGAAGGCGAACGCATCCCGCGGGCCCTTGTCACAAGCGTGCAGGTCACTGACACAAAAGTGCGGCATGAGTCTGGCTCTCTGGGTTAGCGTGGTCTGATTTCGTCCAGCGTGCGGAAGCCGGGTGTCCCGAATACGCCGTCCATGAACCCTTTGTCAACGGCCTCCGCCGCAGGCATGTACCACTCCCGGACCTCGTTCATGCGCTGCCGTAGGTACTCGCGCACACGGTCCTTGGAGTATTTGTTGCGCCGGAAGAACGAGCCGCGGTAGCACTTGGCCGTGTAGATGGCGAGCATCTGGCCGTCCAGGCGATCATTCTGCTTGGCCTCCGCCAGAAAGCTGCGGGCATCGCCTTCATAGGCGGCCGTGCCAAAGTGGACCATGAAGTCCGCGTTGGGCATGATGACCCGCTTCTTGGCGGCCTGCGGAATGATGCTCGACATGCTTCGCGCGTGGGCGTAGGCGAGCAGTGTAACGGGCGATTGACTGGCCGTGATGGCATCGTAGATGGCGATGCCGTAATTCCAGTCGCCGCCACAGGTGCATTGATGCACGAGGATGGACTGATGGTTCAGCGAATTCAGAAAGAGAAGGTTCTTGATGAACGTGTTGGCGCAGGCGAAATCAATGCCGTCCTCCTCATTCGCGGCAGGACTCATCAGTACGATCTCGCGCGTATCGGGATTGATCCCGAACTCATGGAGGTCGTAGACCAGTTCCGAACGTTGCGAGATGCTGCGGCGCGGTTTACGTTTCATCCGTCTTCTCCACGGTGAGGACATGCACGTCGGCTGGATGGGTGTCAAAGCCCAGCCATTCGCAGACTTGTGCCCGCAGGATGTCAGTGACCGAGTGCAGAGCGGCGTCGTCCGGCATGTTGTCGAGTTGCAGAACCACGCGGATGTTCATAAGCTGCATCGCCAGGACTCGAACCTGGAACCGCCGCATTAACAGTGCGGTGCTCTACCAATTGAGCTACGATGCAGAACGGCTCGCACCGCAACCTGTCTGGGCCACGGTGCGGGTGCTGTTTCCGCAATGGCGGATCAGCTAGGGCTTCTCTTGAAACCGCCCCGGGTCCTCGTAGGCATCGTCATCTTCGTCGTCCTCGTCGCCATACGGGTCGTCCCAGTCCTCGTCGTCCAGGTCCTCGTCTTCGTCATCCAGGTTGTCGAAGTAGGGGTCGAAGTCATCGTCGAACTCGTCCTCGTCATCGTCGAACTCGTCCTCGTCGTCCCATTCCTCGGGCTGCTCGACGGGCTGAGTGGTCAGATCGTTCACGGGCTTCTCGGCGTCGGTCATGGGGAACTCCTGAACGCGGTGCAAGGAACAGGAACAGAAGCGGTAACGGCTGGTCTCGAACCAAGAACCCACCGCCACAATGGTTCAACGGTGCCCGCCGCCACGTCCACCGCCACCGCCGGCCGCATGGCTGCCGGCAGACGGCGACCCCGCGCGGCCGCCCGAGTGTGGGCCTGGCCCGGGTCCTAATCCTGGCCCTGTATGGGGCCCTGACCCTGGATGTGGGTCGTCGTGCGGCCTCGGATACGAGTCGTGCCACGGCGGGTAGCACGACGGACCGTTCGATCTCGGTGTCCAGCCAGAGTAGCCGGAGTAGTAGCCGTCCTCGTACCGGTGGCCGTAATACGGGTCGCTGCACAGAGACGGGTAGAAGATCCAAGATGAACCATCCACGTAGGGGTTGGTGACGTGGTAGCTCGGCGTCGGCGGTGCCGGCATAGGCTCGCTGTCTGTGATCTCCAAGCGGGCCCCCGCAGGAACCAGATAACGGATGCCATCCGCCAAGACGAGCACTGCGCCCTTGGGCAGGCTCACGGTCGCTGCCTGCACGAGGCCGGCGGTCAGAATCAGGATGATGGTCAAGAGATACTTCATGGCGTCACCTCACGGGTCTTGGCTCGCAACTCGCCGAGCACCTCGTCGAGCGTCTGATATTCGCCGCGCTCGATTGCGGCGATGCACCGGCGCTCCATTTCGGCGTCGTAGACGACCACAACGTCGTCCACGTTGAAGCAGCGGCCGAACCACTGCCGCCAGACGCAAAAGTGAAGCTGATGCTGGGCGTCCCAGTAGCGGGTGCGGTAGGTCAACGGCAAAATCTGCTTGAGGTAGTAGCGGAGCGTACTCATGGTCTCTCGATCTCCAGGCGGTTGAAGGCGATGGTCCGCATGTCTGCCAGGTGCCGTTGGACGGCCTCGGCTTGCCCGATGCTGCTCCTACTCTGGGTGGGCCGCAGCCCGCAATCCCAGAGCATGTCCATTAGCTCCTGGGCCTCCATTCCCTGAAGGCGAAAGGTCGGATCGAGCGGTGCGCCGTCCGGCAACTCCACGAACTCCAGGGGCTTGGCGATCCGCCGTGGCTGGCCGCTCACATGCTCCACTAGCAGGAAGCCCACCTGCTCGCTCCACGGATCGCGGTGCGCGGCCGCGCGGATGAACTTGTAAAAGTCGTACTGGGAAAGATCACGCATGGATACTCTCCTCAAGCTGAATCGAGCCGGCCACCTCGTTGCCGAAGGCATCCCACCCAGGGCGACGTGTGCGAGCAAACAATTCCAGATATGGGCCTGGTGATACTAACTCAACAAGCCGGAAGAAATCATCCGGCTTCTCGCTGTGGCGTCCTCTCGGCCATGCGAACCATGTCCCGCCTGTCATCCCAAACGGATTCCCCTGGCGAGTTCCTTTTCGACACACCAGAACATGCTCCGTGTTGCACTGGAACCGTCCTGCGCCAAGTCCCGGCTTGCACCACGTTATCGTTTGCAGCGGCTCGAAGCCCCAAGCCCTTGCGACGAGATAGCCCCAGTCGATGTGCTGACTCAGCACCCACAGCCACAAATGGGCCTTCTCGGCAGCCGGTACTTGCAGGGCGGCAATGTCCTGCGTACTCATGGTCGGGTAATGCCGTTGGGGACTCGCCTTTGGCGCACCGACACCCGACGCAGGGCTATTGATGATCGCCATGACCGGCTGCCACGGCGGGTCAGCAACAATCGTGCGATAGGTGTCACGCACCGGTATCTCCAATCACGTAATAGTTGACGAGCAGGTCCATGACCTGATACAGCGTCAGGCCGTGGGCATAAATCAGCGTGTCGCCGTACCGCATGACCAACTCGTAGCGAACCAGTTCACCGGTCTGCATCCGCACGTCGCGGAAGCGCTGGTCGCCGTTGGCCACCCGCTCTTGCGCATCGCATGGGCCGCTCAGGAAGATCGCTCTCATGCTCGCTCAGGGTCTCAGATGAAAAGGTGAAACAGGAAGCCCAGGCCCAGGACCACGGCCCCTTCGGCGAACACGTTCAGAATGTTGCCGCCTTCCTTCGTCGTGCGGAGGAAGTAATTGATGACCAGGGCCACGCCCAGGGCGGCGGCAATGGTCAGCTTCGGTAGCCCGAAGACGGGAACGATCAGCCAGCCCCACAGGACCGACAGACAGAACCCGCGGACCATCGCTGCGGCCACGATCAGGCAGATAGTTCCCAGCAGAAAAGACAGGGACAAGGAGACCTTGTTGAACATAGAACACTCGGGGTTAGAGGAACGGAAACGACTCGTTCTATTGCAACGGCCCCACGTCACGGCCGCCGTCGATCAGGTAGCGCCGCGGTCCTTGCTTCTCGCGCTCGTGCCGCAGCTTGACGTTCATCCGCCAGGTGATGCCGTGCTTGGCATTGACGCCGTGAATCCATTGCGACGGCTCGCGGTAGCCGGACAGCGAGTTGTAGGCGAAGGCGTCGGTGCCGACCCACGAACCGTTGACCAGCAATTCGCCGTCCACGTCGGAGAGGATGCTGGCGGCATGGTGATGGCCGCAGCAGAAGTACCGGCAGCGTTGTGCGCCGGCCGCGGCCCCCAGGGCGATCAGGCCCTTCTGGCGGCGGACCATGCCGTACCACGGGATGCCCAGGTTCGATCGCACGTCGTCGCCGTGCGAGACGTTGAACCCGACGCCGTTGATGTTCAGGTTCGCCGACCACGCATCGGGGATGGTGAAATGGACGTTGCCCATTTCACGGCAGTGCAAGCGGGCCACCTCGGCGACCAGATAGTCCCAATTGTCCTGCGCGCCGAGGTAGTCCTTCTTCGGCGTCCGCCGGCCGTGATTGCCCGCCAGGTACAGGATATGGACCTGCTCGAAGTGGGCCGCCAGGTCGCGGTACATCAGGGCGTGGAGTTGGCCGATGGCCAGGCAGTTCTTGAACTGGTTGCGGTAGTAGGACCGCTCACACGCCCGGTGGATTTCACCGCTGGTGTAGTCGCCGTAGGCCAGTACCCAGAGCACCGGGAAATAGAACTTCGGCACCAGGGTGTCCTGGGTCCATTCGACCACGGTGTCCACGTACCGCTCGGCGCGGGCACAACTCACCGGGAAGCTGTAGTCTTCCAGGCCGCCGACTTCCTCCGGCCGCACGACTTGATCGTGGTGGCCGTCCGAAAGGTGCATGACGACATGCTCGGTAATCTTCGCCTTGCGGCGGAAGTCCAGAACCGGCGGGAGGGCGGCGAACGGCGTTACCCGCTGCTCCATTTCACCGACAATGGCCTTGAACAGGCCGGCGCTTTTGGCGCTGGCCTTGACCTTCTGCCGCTCGCGGTTGCGCTCTTCGGTCAGGTGGATGACCTCGGCCTCCAACTCCATGATCTTCCTGTCGGTCGGGTCATAGTCGGGGAGTGCCTTGTGCTGGCCGCCGGCTGCCTTGGGTCCGGGGGCTTCCCCATCGGGCCACGGCACGTCCTTATGCACGCGGCCGGTGGCGATGTCGGACACGATGGATCGGCTGACCTTGTGCCGCTTGGCAATGACCGGCTGCGATACGCCCGCGGCGATCGCCGTCTTGATCTTCACGACTGTTCTCTTGGACAAGCGCATGGTGACTCCGCTCTCGCCTCGCCGGTGACAGGAAATGGAGAACGCCGGACGGCCCCTGGGACGGGACCGTCCGGCATGGGAGGGCTGGACTTACTGTGTGCGAACGAACTGCTCGATCCAGCTACGCACGGCCGCGAAGTTGAAGCCGCCCAGACAGGGTTCGGACAAGTCGGGGCCGCCGCGCCCGGAGCCGACAACCGCGGCGTCTTCCACCGGAATGGCCTCGATCTCTTTCAGGCTGGGCATCCTGGCGGTCGGGTCGATGGCCCATTCGATCTTGGCTTCCTTGGCGAAGGCATGGATGCGCCGCACGGGAACGATGAAGTTGAAGCCCTGGAGCCGCTGCACGCCCTGGGTCAGCATCCCGACGTAGACGCCATCCGCCTTGATGTACACGCCGCCGCCCGAGCTACCGGGGAAAGCCACGGCCGTCACCTGGTCGAAGACCTTGACGTTCGCGCCTTTCATCGGCAACGTCCGCCCCACCTGGCTGAGCACGCCAGTTGTGTAGCTGTTGGCCCCGAATTGGCCGAGGAGACTGCCACAGTGGGCAAGTTCGACGCCGATGGCCGGGATGTAGTCCTTCTCCAGGTGGAACTTCGTATTCAGCGTGATGGGGTAGGCATTCTTGCAGCGGACCATGAGCAGGGCCAGGTCTTCGCCGTAATCGGCGTCCGACACCTTGATGACCTTGGCGTCGAACTTCACTTCGCCGACCCGCCGGCCGCTTTCCTGCCGCTCCTGGACGATCTCGGCGTCCTTGTATTCGATCAGGGTCCGCGTGGTGCCGTTGGCGGTGACGACCGTGCGCGACGTGCGCAGATTGTCAACGACGTGGGCCGCCGTCCAGACGAAGCTCACGGTATCGTCGCCGATCCTTCGGGTGACGAGGTTGCCGGAACCCTGGGCCTCCCCGGACTTGATGGTCACGCTGATCTGCTGCAAGTCATCGGGCACGCCCGCCAGGGCCGTGCCGCCCAACAGGAAGAGGGCGAAAACCAGAAACAGGCTGCTCTTCATCGGTGCAACTCCAAAAGGTGAAAAGGTAAGAAATGTTCTCGGCACTGATACCACATGGGCACAGGGTCTTGCCACACGGGACAACCCCCACGGGGACGAGCCGCTAGTCGTCTATGACCTCCACCTCGACCATGCTGTCATATTCCGGCTGGAACCGGAGTGACAGGGTTTCAATCAACTTGTCCCGTATGATCTCGGAATGGGACCATTTCGCCTCGAAGCACGCACGGCATTCGAGCCGCGTTTCTTCGTCATCAGGTTCAAAGAACGTGAGGTGGCAGAGACCGCCATCATTGTTCCCGCACGTACTCACGCTCTCTCGCACGCGGCTTGGCGTCGGTGGCCGACCCCAGGTTCCCTGTGACAGGTGAATGTGGTAGGTGAAACGATTCACGGCACGGCCTCCACAATCTACATCGTTCCTTCCGCGCCATCCGTTTCCCACTGGATGCCCGACATCAACTCACCCATTGACATCAGTTCCAGGCGTCGGTTCTCGCGGATCACGTCGAGCACGCGGTTATCCGTGGGCAGGTGGATCAGGTCCACAATCAGGCAACCCAGGTTCAGGTCCATACCGATGCGGTGAATCCGGTCCTCGCTCTGGATGCGGTACTCCGGTTTATAGGAGTTGGACCAGTAGACCGCAGTGCGTGCTTCCACCAACGTCAGGCTCATGCCGCCGGACTCCGGGTTGGCGTCAAAGGCCACCCGTGGGTGATTCATGTTGGCCCAGTAGTCCAGTGGCTCTTCGCTGACCGGCTCGCCGTCGTGCGTGAGCACTTGAAACGTGCCCTGGTCGCAACGGACCACGTTCCACTTTTCCTTGTGGCACAGCCGGGCTATCCGGTCCACCGAACCCGTAAAGCCGGCGAAGACCACAATACGGCCGGTCTCTTCGTTCTCGTCCAGCAGCATCTTCAGGGCGGCGTCCTTTGGGCACGGAACCTCGCGGGCCGTGCGGACCAGTTTGGGCACTTCCTTCGCTCCGCCGCAGACCGGGCAAGGCACCGTCTCCTGAACGAGCCGGGCTACAACCTCCGGGTCCAGCAACTCAATTTGCGAATACCGGTGGTCAGGGTTGTCCGGCTCGTACCAGTCGTTCACGGTCCCATCCGTGCAATGCGTGCAGCGCGTCATGCCGTCCTGCTCTTCGCGGTACTGGAAGCCGTCGCTCAACTCGCGCAGGAGTGTCATGCCGGTGATGGCATTGGGGGCCGATTGCACGATGGCCTCGGCCACGCGCAGGGTACTCGCGGTCGGCCGGCAGATGATCTTGCGGTAACGCTTGTCGGGCAGTTGCAGGCAGTCCTTCTTGTGCTTGATCGTGACCAGCCCCTTGAGCCGTTCGTACAGGTAGGCAACCTCGTTCTTGCTCGGCTTGAAGGGATGGTAGGCGTCCGGCTCCGTGATGCCGTCCAACTCGTGGGGCCCCGCTTCACGGGTCTCGCCGCACTCGGCGCACTTCGTCTCGTCGTCCTTCCAGCCGATGCGCTTCTTGAACGTCGTCCTGTCTTCAAGCGACTGCTGGACCATGAAAGCTAGCCGCTCTTCCATTGCCTTCGCACTGCCTTCGCGGAGGAAGCCGGGCCAGGCAATCTCGCACTGGCTCCACCAATCGACGGGCGACTTCGGCGACGGCGTACCGCTCATTTCGATCACGTAGCCGTGTTCCAACCCGAAGTGCTCGCGGATCATGTCCGCAAGGCGTTGGCAGGCTTCGGAGCGCTGTGAGCCAGAGTTCTTGCAGCGGCTCGATTCGTCGCAAATCATCCCCGCCGGGATTGGCTGACCCGGCTTCCACAGGTCAACCCAAGTCTTTAGACCCTCGTAGGTGAAGAACTCGACGTTGAACCGGTCGGAAGGGAAGTTCCAGATGCGGAACTCCCGCTTGATGTTCGGCAGGCTGGTCTTCGGACCGACCCAAAACCACCAATCGACGCCGGAGCGCTCGATGACTTCCTGGGCCGACAGGGTTTTGCCCGTGCCCATTTCGGCTGCGAAGATGTGGTAGTGGTACGTCAGCCCGTTGTCGGTCAAGTCCTTCTGATGGTCCTTCAACGGCCGCGTGTACTCGTGCCGCACGAGCGGCCGGTCGAACCAGGCGTAGGCGTCCTCGCCCACGAGGAAGGAAAGCTGGAAGCGGTTACGCTGGCAGTCTTCCACGGACCAAATCTTGCGGGGGTTCTCCTCCTCGTAGCCGTGCCAGCGCGAGCCGCGCATGGCCTTGATCTCGTCCTTCAGGCTGTAGGGCGACTTGACGAAGAAGATCCGACCGTCCTTGTACTCCAAGGTGGCCGACACCAGGATCGCCGTCCCGGAGGAGGTTGTGGTTCGCAGTTTGGTTTGGACAAGTCCTGTTGTCACGTTTACACGCACTTCATGGCTTATTGGTCACTTGGACAAAATCGCTGCCTATTAGTTAAATCAACGTTCCGGCTGGGAATTAGAGTGCTTCCAACCGGGCAGCAGCGATTTCGCAGTTGTGCCCGCTTAGCTCGATGCCAATGCAGGGCCGTCCGAGCCGTTTGGCGGCGAGCAGCGTCGAGCCGCTGCCGGCAAACGGGTCCAGCACCATCCCGCCCGTAGGCGTAGACAGCAGCGTCAGGAGATATTCCATCAGCGCGAGGGGCTTGACCGTGGGGTGGTCATTCTTCATCCCCGGCGGGTTGCGCTCCTTCTTGTTGGCCTTCGCCGTGTAGAAGAACCGGCTGGCCCCGCCCGAGTCTCCGTAGGTGCCCGCAGCCGTGGCCGTAGGCGGAAAGCCGCGGTGATAGCCGCCGTCCTTGCCATCCGAGCGCTGCTGCCCGGCCTTCATCATGCCGCTCTTGAGCGTGCCGGTTTGTCGGTCCAGCAGGGCCGCCGCCCCTTCGTCCAGGAGCAGGTTTGCCGGCCAGCGCCCGCATTCGGAGCCGCCCACAGGAGGCCGGTTGACACTGACCCAGCCGCCGTCCGAATTGGACGCCGGACTATGGGTGCGGATCGTGCTGTCCGTCCCGATCCGGCTGGCATTGATGTTCAGCCCGGCCACGCCCCACTGCTCGGCGTTGTGGGCCAGCGTGCCGTCCAGGCACTTCATCGCCAGCGTGATAGGCTCCCAGGCGGGCTTCAGCGAATTGGCCCAACCGGTCCACAACTTCGCCAGATCGGTGGCCGGGGCCGTGATCGCACACTCGGCCGCCGGGTTATGGAGATCGCCGTAGACCTCGTTCGTGCGGCCGTTATCGGCCAACGAATAGCCAGGCTGGCCGACCTTCGTACCGACCACCTCCCGCTTGGCTCCCTTCGCCTTGTCGATCATCAGGCCCACGTCCGGGGCCTTGGGAAAGCCCTGGCCTTGGAGCCACATGAGACAGTCACGAACCTCCCACCCCGCGTCTTCGATCGCGCAGACGAGCCGGTGATACGTGCGGGTGCCGCCGAAAGCCAACATCATCGCGCCCGGCTTGCACACCCGAAGGAAGTTCTCCCAGAACAGTGGGCCAGGGACACCGTGGTCCCATTCATGGCCCATGAAGCCCAGCCCGTAGGGCGGATCGGTGCAAATGAAGTCCATCGACGCCTCGGGCAACGTCGGCACGATCTCGCGGTTGTCGCCGCAGTAGAGAGTGATGTTGTCACGCTGGTAGTAGGGATTCATCGTTGTGGCTTGTATTCCAAGAGAAGAGTCTTGTCGGGGGCCTCGCGGGTGCGGTAATCACTCCACACGTCGAGGCCCGCGCCGCAGAAGATGCCGTAGAGCTTGTTGAAGCCGAAACGAACGGCCGGCTCCACAGTGCGCGTAGACCCCGCGGCCACGGCATCACGCCATTGAGCCAAGGTGCCGCTCACGACCGCTGCCGTCACGCCACGCACCGTCGTGTCCGCCGTAACAAACGACATCCCGGAACAGCGTTCCAGGATGTCGAGCAGATCACGGTCGTCCGCGACCAGGAACACGCTGAATGCTGCGTGTGACAAGAGATTCGCCGCGAACCCGGCCGGAGCCTTCTTGTCCCGCAATGCCGCCAGGCAACTCAGAAACTTCTCGGCCTCGGACAATTCGCGTGGTGAGGCGTCTGCTGCGCGCAGCGGCGAGTACCCCAGCACTTGCTGGCAGACGCCAGTGAAAGTGCGGAAGTCCACGGCGGGCATCGTTATCAAGAGGCATTCAGGATTCATGGCGACCACGCAAGAAGTGCTCGCCTTGCGGTGGGAGATTCCCACCGCAAGACGAGGTGGTGATTCAACAACCCCGCCGGGGCCTTGCGGCAGGTCCGGCGGGGAACAGATACCCGCCCATGATGCACGTCACCGAGCGCTGGTTGCCGATGCGCTGTCGGCCGGCGTCTTGCGGGAGCGGTGCAGCGGGTGTGTTAGCGGGCGCGGCCGGTCGGTGCCGGGGCAGCGCGTTCCACTCCGTTGTCCTTCACGGTCAAGAAGGCGTTGATCTCCTTCACGATGCGGTCCATCGGCGGCAGCTTCGGGAACACCGTGCCGCACTTCACGACGACCGGGACGTGCCACGAGTACGTGCCCTTCTCCACCAGCCGGCTCTTGAGCGTGAGCGGCAGCGGACCGTGTGGCGTCAGGTCGCCCACGTCGTCGCCTTTCGCCGCCTTGGCGTCGATGTCGGCCTGCGACAGGGGCAGGTAGGGGTAGAGCTTCTTGGCCTCGCTGCGGCTCGACTTGTTGCCGCAGAAGAACTCCAGGAAGCGGCAGGTGCCCTTCTCGAAGACGAGGAACGACGGGCCGTACATGCAGTGGCTTTCCTTCTCCAACGACTGCTCGGCGATCCGCTTGAACTCCGCCGAATCCGGGGCGTAGTTGACGATGATCGCCTCGCTGTCGGTCATGTCGATGGCCTTCGGCCGGCGGGCCAGCGGGATGATGTCGATACAGTCGCCCATGTCGATCACTTCCTCGTCGGACTCGGGAATGCCGTAGTTGCCCGGCCGCACGAGGTTCCGGTTGACCGCCTTGCCCTTGGTGAACAGTTGCAGGCGGCCGATGTAGTCGGCGCTCTTGGCGAGATCGGCGAACTGATCGTCGCTGCCAATCTGCGTGGAAGGGAGTTGGTCCAGGTTCACGGGGACCAGAGAGGTGTCCGTGTTCGTGTGCTCATGTGCTGACATTGATGTGGCCTCGAAACAGGTGAATAGCAACAGAGAAACAAGACAGTCAGGGGATCAGATTTGCTTGTCGGAAGGCTCCTTTCGCTTGCGGTTGCGGTTCATCACAACCTGGCGTTGGTTCTCAACGCTCGCGCGATCCAGGTGCATCACCCAGGCCAGCGCCGCCCGCCAGGCGTCCAGCAGTGTCTTGCAGTTCTCGGCGGCCATGACGAGGGCCGAGACGGTTGGCCGCTCATGCTCCGGTTGGATCTCCTTCAGGGGCCGCATGTAGGGCTGTGGTGTGAAGTCTTCCGTGAAGAAGGCGTCCAGCTTTCCTTGCCGCACGGCCTCTTGGAACTGCTTCAGGAACGCTTGGACGGCGGCCCGGAACTCGCCGACCGGCATCGTCCGCGCCAGGTCGAAGAACTGCGCCTGGTGTTTGTAGGGCACCCGTGCCAACTCATAGGCGGACCCCAACGGCATCTCGCCGCGATCCACCGCCGTCTGATACTCCTTCCTCAAGGCCAGCAGCCCCAAGGTCTCGCTGACCCAGCCGGGGCTCTTGTGGAGGATGCGGGTGCTGATCTCCGCCAAGGTGGCCTCGGGACGGGCCTCCATGATCCGCTTGATCTGACGGGCATACTCGATCGGCGTCGTTTCTGGCCGCAGGGCGTTCGCCTGAATCTGGATCGCCAGCAGGTCGTCGTCCGTCAAGTCCTTCACCAGGCACGGCATCGTCGGCAGGCCGACTTCACGGGAGCCCGTGACGCGGTAAAGGCCATCCGCCACGTCGTACTTCCCGGGAAAGCGGGCGGACGGCCGAACCAGGATCGGGTTCAGGATGCCACGGTCGGCAATCGAGTCCCGCAGTTCCACGTAGGCGAGCGACCCGCGATTCACCAAGCGGAGAACCACGGGCGGGTCAACAAGCTGATCTGTCGCTATCCACCGGAGTTCATCGTTCACACCCTTACCAGAGGGCAGAAACGATCCTATTTCCACAAAGAACGTGGAAAGTCTCCGATTTCTGCCCTCTGGTAAAGGTATCGGAGACAGTTGCACTGCACGGCCGAACTGCGTGTAAACGCATCAAACGGAGCGATTCATGGTCCGAGTCAGCGAAGCCATTGGAGCCTTCCTGCAAGCCCGTAAGACGCCGGCTAATGCCGACCTGATCGCGCAGTGGTCCGTTGCGAAAGAAACGCAGGTCAATGTGGCGGCCGACGACGGGGAGCCGATGGCCGGGAAACGGTCCACCTACTCCAACGGCATCGACTCTTGGCATTCCATCCGTATCCCCAAGGACGCCAACTCGGAGCCGTCATGGCGGGACTACAACCTCTCTTTCTCGATCGCCGAGCACGCCGAGGGGATCGGCTGCACGGGCTGGGACTGGCAGGCGCTGCGCTCCTGCTGGTTCGGCTTTGACTTCGACGCCTTGACCAACCACGCCGTAGGCGTGGGCCTTACGGCTGCTGACTTGGAAAACGTCAAGCAGGCGGCAATGCAGCTTCCCTACGTTGAGGTGCGCAAGAGCACGGGCGGCGGCGGCATACATCTATATGTACGGTGCGACGATGCCGGCATCCCATGTGAGAACCATACAGTCCACGCCGCGCTGGCCCGGTGCGTCCTGGGCATGATGTCCCGCGACTGCAACTTCGATTTCGCCTCACAGATCGACTGCTGCGGCGGTGTGATGTGGATATGGCATCGCAAGATGTCGCCCGAGAACCAGGGCCTCACGCTGATTAAGCCGGCCACCAAGCTGCTCAGCGAAGCCGACCTGCCGGCCAACTGGCGGGACAACATTGAAGTCGTCAATCGCAAGCGTTCCAAGGTCCGCATCAACGAGATCGCCGACGAGGACATGAAACCCTTTGAGGCCCTGGCATCCAGCCGGAAAATCATCCCCCTGGACGACAGCCACAAGAAGCAGATCGAGGCCCTGCAACGCTCCGGCTACACGACCCTCTGGATCGACGACCACCACCTGTTGCAGACACACACAAAGGCCCTGGAAGAGTTGATGGAGGGTGAAGGCAAGGAATTGGGGCTGATCGGTCTCTTCGAGACCAACTCCGCCGGCCGCAACCCCGGCAACCCCAACTGCTTCCTCTTCCCCCTGAGTAATGGCGGCTGGCGGGTCTTCCGCTTCTCGCCCGGCGTGGCCGAGGCCGACACCTGGAGCCAGGACGGCCAGGGTTGGACGACGTGTTACTTCAACCGGCTGCCGGACCTGGCGACCGTTGCCAAGGCCCACGGCGGCATGGAAGACCCGGACAAGGTTGGCTTCACGTTCAAGACGCCCGACGAGGCGGTTCAGGTCGCCAAGGTCTTGGGCCAGGACGACATCACAATCGCCCCTATTTTCGAGGGCCGCAGGACGCAACTCAAGGCACACAAGGACGGCCGCCTGGTCATGGAGATCGACCGAAAGAAAGGGGACGCGGAACTAGCTGAACCGGACGGATGGCTCGCCAAGAAGACCAAATGGGTCCGCATCTTCGAGACCACCATCAACGACAAGAAGGAGAACGATGACCTCGGCCTGACCGAGTACGACAACCTCCTTCGTGCCATCGAGACCTCAGCCAAGCAATTCGTCGGCTGGGTTATCCACAAGGACGGCGAATGGGTCGGACAGCCGGCGGCCAACATCAAGATGGTGTTGCAAAACCTCGGCAACGCCAAGGACGCCGCGGAGTGCATCATGGGCGGTGCCGTTAGCAAGGGCTGGCGGTTGGTGAGCCTGCCCTTCCGCGAAGAGTACCCGGGCGGCCGTCAATGGAACCTGGATGCCGCACAATTCCTCTATCCGCCGGCCGCCTTGGAGCCCGATCAGACGCCGGTGCATCCGCACTGGGACATGATCTTCGACCACATCGGCGTCGAACTGACGCCCGCCCTGCGGCAGCTTCCCTGGGCACAAAAGGCCAACATCAAGACCGGGGGCGACTACTTGAGGGCGTGGGTGGCCTGTGCCTTCCGCGAGCCCTTCGAGCCGCTTCCCTATCTCTTCCTGTGGGGCAACGAGTTGTCCGGGAAAAGCATCCTCCATGAAGCCCTGGAACTTCTCGTGACCAAGGGCGTGGTCAAGGCAGACAAGTCCCTCACCAGCAACAACGAATTCAACGCGGAGTTGGTGGGGGCCATCATCTGCGCCGTGGAAGAGAAGGATGTCTCCCTCACGCCCGGCGCACATGCCCGGATCAAGGAGTTTGTCACCGCCACCACGTTGTCCATCCGCCAGATGCGGCGGGATGTCTACAGCGTGCCCAACACCACGCACTGGATTCAGACCTCCAACAAGCAAGGGGCGTGCCCCGTGATTCCCGGCGACACGCGCATCACGGTGATTGAAGTCAGCGACCTGATACCGGACACCGAAGTCCCCAAGCCGCTTATGAAAATCAAGTTGAAGGAGGAAGGCCCGCACTTCATGTACACGCTGATGAACATGCAGCTTCCGCCGCCTACCACCCGGCTACGGCTGCCGGTGGTGGCCACTCCCAGCAAGGCCGCCACGGAAGAAATGAACCTGACCGCATTGCAGAAGTTCGTTCTCGAATACTGCCAGGTAAAGCGGGGCGCTCAAAGCCTGCGATTCGGCGAATTCTACGACGGCTTCCAAAAGTCCCTGGAGATGGGTGAAAAACACCTGTGGTCCAAGATCAAGGTGCGACGTGAAATGCCCAACCGGCACCGTGTCGTCGAGGGACATGCACATGAACGCTATGTCCAAGACCTGGTATTCAAGGCACCAGTGGAGGGCGAGCCATGCTGATCCACGTCTACCAAACCACTGACCATCTTACCCGCTCCATCCTGCTCGCACGGCCCGTCACCGAAGTCGAAGTGGACGCCTTCCCGGACGATCCCCAGAACTTCGCCGACGAGCACGGCGGCGATCACCTCGAAGTTGCACCTGGAGAAGAAGACCGTGAGCAAGTACAGCATGGCTGACAATGGCAAGCGACAGTCCTTCGGCAAGGGCATGGCGATCCGCGACACCGCGGACGACAAGCCGCGGCCCGACCTGATCTCCCCCTTCGCCGAAGAGCGGCAGGGCCACTGGCTCCGCATGGGAGCCGCGAAATATGCCGAGCGCAATTGGGAGAACGGGATGCCGTTCAGCCGGTGCGTGGCCTCCCTGAAGCGGCACCTGATGAAGTTCCAGCAGGGATTGAAGGACGAGGATCACCTGGCGGCGATCATGTTCAACGCGATGGCCCTGATCCACTACGAAGAGATGATCGAGCGCGGCGTGTTGCCCGCCAGCCTGAACGACATGCCGACCTACCGTGCCGTTATCAAGGCCGCCTTGAGGGCCGTCAGGCGGAAGGCGGGGAAGCACGCCAGGCCCAGGTCGGCGAAGAAGGCCGCAAGGCAGACCCGCAAATCCTGACCCAATCCCAGCCGCTCCGGCCCCGCACACGCGGGGCCGGAGGCATCCGACCGAGCAAACCCCCATGAAAACCTATCCCGGACTTCTGAATCTCAATGGCAATCTGCTCGTGTCCGTGGACTTGGAGACGACCGGCCGGCGGCCAGGCTACCACGAGATCATCCAGGTCGCCTGCGTGCCGCTGGACGCCGAATTGAAGCCCGCGGCCAATCTCCGTCCCTTCTACACCGAGATCAAGCCCAACTTCCCCGAGCGGGCCGAGCAGCAGGCACAGTTCAAGCACAACATCCCGATGGAGCAACTGCTCCTTCATGCCCCCGACCAGGACAAGGTGAAGGACCTGTTCGTCGAATGGTTCGAGGGCCTGGACCTGCCCTTCAAGAAAAGCCTGGTGCCGATGGCGCACAACTGGGCCTTCGAGGCGAGTTGGCTCAAGGAATGGCTGGGCGTCACGCTCTTCGACGACATCTGGTTCAGCCATGCCCGCGACGGGATGCTGCTGGCCATCGCCATCAACGACCGGGCCGCCATGCGTGGCGAGGCGATCCCGTTCAACCGCGTGGGGTTGGGATCGCTCTGTGCCAAGTTCAACGTCGTCAACGCCAACGCCCACGACGCCCTGGCCGACGCCTTAGCCGAGGCCGAAATCTACCGGGCACTGCTGCAAATGTTCTAGGAGTCCGTGATGCCTGCCACTGTCGTTGAACATCTTACTGACTGGAATGGCCTCGTCACGGCTATCAATACGCTCGCAACGAATCCGCCTCCGGGCTGCTCGGCACAGGCGGCCATCCCCTTGGCGACTGCACCGCACCGCTGGTCCGTAACGGACATCCAGACCGTGCAGACGACCTTGAAGGCCATGTGCAACACGGTCGTCTTCGCCAGCCCCATCAATCCACTCTGGAAGCAGTCCACGATTGACGAGATCAATACGGCCCTCGCCGCCGGCTGGTGCTCCTGCAACCAGAACTGTTGCTCCAACCATGTCAAGCCGGTCCAGAGCACGGCCTTCCTCGGCAGTTGGACCGTCGCCGGCTGCACCGAATCCCTCTGGAATCCACCGTTGCCCGGTAGCTCGGTGCTGAAGGCCATCACCAACGCGGGCAGTCAGGCGTCAGGCTACGTCTACCAGTACGCCCTCGCCGTGCAACAAATGTGCAAACTCGAAGCGCAGATTGTTATTGAAATGGCTAAGTTAGCCAGCTTAGGCCACGCCCGCGATCTCGCATGTGAAGGTGAAGAAGCGCCCTTGCTACCCTGTCAGGCTGCAATTCAAGCCGTCAACGCCCAACAGGACGTGGTGGCGGCGATAAGCACACAACGGGGCCTCCTTGAAATAAGCGCCGTCGCCCTCAAGACCAAGGCCAACAACGCCGCTGATCTCAGCATGTCGCTGGCGGCAGCCCTCGCATCGTCAGACGGCTCCTCCTTCGTCAACCTGGCCTCCATGATCCAGACCTGGTACGCCGCCCAAACGACCATATTTGGCTGGCCGTTCATCCCGCCCACGAACTGCTGCCTGCCCCTGAATTGCTCGGCAAACTTTTCGTTGCAGTACCGCTACACCAACGGTCCTCTGGGCCAAAACATCCTTGGCGTTCAGTTCCCGTGGGCCTCCATCGCAGGTGGGTCCTTTACACCAGACGGCCACCCCTACTTTCTTTACCTGGAGGAGGCCCCGATTTTCGGCACCTACACCTGCTACTCCAACCATTGTAGCGTGGGCAGCACGCTGCCCATCTGCCAGCAAACCTCCAATGGGCAGGCCCAACTCCTTATCACGCAGCCCCAGTACGGGTAAGCCATGAGCATCACCTTCAATGACGACGGCTCCTTTCAAGCCGACCCCGACACGCCGATCCCCGCCGGCTGGGTCCAGCGTGACGGCCGCTATGTGCCGACATGGCCGCCTTGCGGCTACCGCTGCCTCTCCTACGGGAGCCACAACGACCGGCCGTGGGTCGCCGTCCACTGTCTCCTCTTACACTTGACCGGCACCATCCAGGACTGCCTTGCGTGTAATCAGGCCGAGACCCTTGAACTCGTGACCGTCCCACAAGTTGATGCTGACGGAAAAGAGATCGGTACACTGCGGGTCAACAAGCAGCCTGACCGCTCAGTCCCGGTTGACGACAAGGGAAAACCTATCGGCGGCGTCGTCTGGACGCCGACCCCGCTTCCGTGGCCCGCGACCTTCCCAGTCGCCACCCCCACGCCACCGCCTGTAGAACCAAGACCAGACTTGCAGGCCATCGCCAACACGCTGCCACCGGCGGAACCTGCCAAGGAACAGACCTTCAGGCGGCCGGTGTTCGAGGCGGACGGCTCCATCATCTATCCGCACGCCGACAACGACTGGGAGCCGCCCGCTAACATCAACGGCTACGCCCGCGATCCCAACAACGCCTGGCGGTTCCTGCCGCTCTGGCCGATCTGCACGTTGCGTGTGCAGAGCGCCTTTCTCAAGGCCAACTGCGGCTGCATCGACCTTATCATGCGGTGCAACAATCCGCAGTCGCCCATGTTCGGGCAACGTCTGCCGCACACAACCTGCGAGACCTGTCCCGTGAAGAGTAAGCCATGACCGAGCCCATCCAACCTTGCACCGACTGCCCACCCACTCTGCTACCGATGCCCGGCACCAAACAATCCGGGCACCAGTTGAACGTGCTCCTCAATTACGACGGGCCACAGATCGACATTTACCGGTCGGTGGCATACGCGATTCCTGAAGGTGAGTTGGAATGCGGGCGGCCCATCGGCCATGACGATGGATCGCTCGAATTCCCAACCGGCGAGCCTGGCGATCTCTACGGCTACACCCGCGACGGCACGAACCCGCGGCGGTTCCACCCGGCGTGGCCGGAGTGCATCCACCGGATACTCGGGGTCTTCATCCACGAAAAGCAACTCAAGATCGCGGGGAAGTGCCACAATCCCCGGGCGGCCCTCTGCTCCCACCCGGTCACGCTCGACCAGTGCGCAGCCTGCCCCGAGCGGCAGCCGGCCAAGGTCTACAAGCCCCGGCCGTCCACGGTCGCGGAAATGGTGGCCGCCATGATCGCCAAGGGAAAGCCGGTCACGGAGGCCCGCATCCAGGCCAAGAAGTAGCACCGCACAAAACAAAAGGGTGTAACCGGCCTTCCGCTCTGAATTTGGGGGCTTTGGGGTGTGTGTGGGATCGTGTTTCCGTGTCTTCGGATTGAAAATCACCGGAGAAATCGAGGGTTGACGTTGAACATAGGTCGGAACTTCCGAACATCGCTGAGCCCGCGCGACGCTCGTCGGCAATGTTTGGCCAAAACATTGGACATTCGGTCAACCACCAGATCGTAAATCCCGTGAATTTAAGGGGTTGCGGGGAGCGGAAGGCCGGTCACACCCAAAACAAAAGGGCAGCCAGGCGAACGCCTGGCTGCCCTTTCTCTGCTTCTGGACTCCCAACTATGGAATTGGCACCGGGCAGTCAGGGTCAGGACCCTGGGCTGCCACACGTTCCGCGCGGATCGCCTCGGCTGCCTTCCGGGCCGTGGTCAAGTCCTGCTGGACCGTCTCACGCCCGGAGGATTGGACGAGGACCACATCCTCGTGGGTTGGTCTGGGGGAGTTGATCGCCTGCATGGCTTACTCCCCCGCGTAGCCACGATCCGGGCTGGGGTCATCATGGACCCACTGCGGGCCGGGATACTCTGGCTCCATCTTCTTCGCATGATCGCTGGCGCGGGCATCGGCGACATCCTGGTTGACAACCGCGGGGTCACGCCCCTGGGCCGCAATCAGCGCCATGTCATCATGGGTCGGTTGAGGGTTCTTGCAGATCTCCTGCATGGTTTACAGGCCCTTCCACTGACCGTCGTACTTGGCGGCCTTGTTGACCTCGGGGGCCTTGACTTCGGCGGAGTCCTTCAGGGCTTCGCTCAGCGCGGGCTGGCGGTCAACGTGATCGCCGGTCTCGCCTTGGGCCTGGACGAGGATGGTGTCGAGTTTGCCGTTGCCGGCGGGGGCTCCGATGTTCTGCATCGTAGTGAACCTTTCGCAGTAGAAACAGGATCGAACAAAACGCACGTCAACCGAACGCCGGCTGACGCTACTTGCCCTTCCGGCGATGGGACATCGCCATCAGGGTTTGCGCCATTGCGACCTGGCGCTTGGTCGTCGGGTCCTTGTGGGCCTCCCGCATGAACTGCGAAAGGCTCTCACCAGCCCGCTTGGCCTTGGCTTTCAAGGCCCCAGGGTGCTTGATTGCACCCTGAATCCATTTCTCGGCCATTGGCTTGGCCCTCCTGTTGATGGTTAAGGTGACTGCAAGAAGGCCGTCCCTGCACCCAATTTCTGACCGGTGGTGTCGTACTTGAAGTCAAACCGCGCACCAGTCGTGGCATCATCCGTGAGAATCAACGTGCCCTGGTCAGATCGCCCGTCGATCATCAGGGTCGTGCCGCCATCCGGTCCATCCGTCAGCACGAACACCTGATTCAACGCATCCGACCAGGTAGTCGTCGAGTCCGCGGGCGTGCTGTCCATGACACGCGCACGGGCCAGATCAATCCGCAACCCGCCTGGGTCGTTGTCCGACGCAGCCGGTATGTTGAACACATCCGCCAGGTAAGCCATCCGATGGTCGCCAGCGACGGAAGAGACGATCTGCGTCTTGTCCAGATCAAGCACGACCGGCACCGGGTCTTTTGCGACTTGCATCGGCTCGGAATCACGCAGCGGATATGTCCGCATATTCAGGACAGGGCGACTACTCGCTGCTATCCCGCCAAACGCTGGCGCAAGCGGCAGGGCTTGCGCCACAAATCCCAGGTCCGTTGGCGTGCGGTCGCCCCAATCCGCAGGACCAGTGAACACCACGTTCGGACCACCCACGAAGATCACGGACTGCGGACGGAAACTCTGGAAGTTCGCGCCAGGGGCCAGCGAAATCGGCCCAAGTTGGGGCATGTTGACGGTGACGTTTCCACCGTTCGGCAAGCCGACCGGATTGAAACCGACCATCCCCAGTGTCCCAACCATCCCAACCGGAAGCTGTCCGCTGGCGTTCGTCCCAATGCCGCCGCCGCCTGCATTGCCGCTGTCGATGTCCAACTCCGACGGCCAGAGCGTCGTCACCGGCAGATTCGAGGGCCAGTAGTAGACATCCGGCACCAGGGTCCCCGCCTTCACCGGCGTAGCACACTCAATATCAATGCAGTTGTCCGCCGAATTGTAGGCTGCCTTCGTGACGACCATCTTCACCGGGTCTGTTGCAACGTAGCCCGGTGCGTCGAGCGTCACACAGTCGAACGCCTCCAGCGCCAACTTGTGCAGATACGTGCGGAACTTCACTTGCTTCCATGCGCTCGACAAGCGAATCAGCCAGAACGTCGCCATCTTGAGCACGATGTCAGGCTGATTGAAAATGTACCACTCGTACTCGCGCTCCCAGAGGCCGTACTTCGTTACGTTGTGGCGGAGCGTGATGAACTGGTCGGAAGGCGTCTGTTCGGCGGACGCCTCGAAGCCCGGCACATTGGTCCAGCGCCAGCGTATGTTCATCTTCGTGATGATGTCCTCCGTCCTGACGGCCAGGTCCACTTGTATCCCGGCGTCTGCGTCGATGTCGCTCACCGTGATCGTGTCCACAGGCGTCGGCTCTTCCGGCAGGTACGTCAGGTAAACCACGTTATCTTCCAGGTGCAGCGCACACCGGGACTGGAAGCAAATTTCCTTGAGCACCTGCACCACGTTCTTGCGTTGCAAGAGCGGGAAGTTCGCCGGGAAGGGGGCCAGCTTCGTGCGGACGTAATTGAAACTCTCCGTGTCGTAGGTCAAGGCCGAGTAGTTGTCGATGATGTACTCCAGGATGTCCACGATGTTCGGGCCGACCGAGGACTGGAAGGTCACGTACAACTCGTCCGACCAGCCTTGCACCCAGTCGCCCTTGGCGTTCGTGAACCACACTTGGCTCAACTTCTGTTTCAACGTGACCTGCGTGGCCGTGACGCTGCCGTAAGTCTGCGTCGTGATCGTGTACAGGTCGTCCGGCACCAGCGTCAGCCGCCGCACGCCGTCCACCGTCTGGAAGGCTTTCACCGCCAGCACGGTTCCGGGCGTAATCGACGCGATATACGTCACAGCCGTCGTCGTGTAAAGTTCAACCTTCGAGCCGGCGTCCGCCCAGAATTGCTGCATGACGATGTTGCCCGGTGCCGAAATGCTCGACGTGGGCCGCGGGATCAGCCAGCCATACGACCGCAACTCGCAGGGATTGAAGAAGTCGTTCGACGTGCCGCACGGCACGGGCGCACGGTAATCGTAAGCCTGCGCCTGGCTCTGGAGCGGCGGCGTGCAGAACGGAAGCCGCGCCTGCTGGTACTTCTGGTCCGTCAAGTTGTTGGCGATGATCGCTTCGACCTGGGCCTCCAACTGCGGATTGATGCTGGCGCTGACGTAGAATGCCTGGCCCTCGAAATGGCCGTAGAACAGGCCGCCGTTGATGTTGATGGTCAGCGGCGTGTTCTGCGGGAAGTCCTCGCCGCCAAGCACCTGGATCGGATTGGCCCCGGTGCCCGCGAGATTGGCGTTGTAAATCTGGAGTTGCAATCGCTGCTGGGCGCACAACTCCTGCGTCTTGATCTGCGCGGTCTGTGCGCCGATCTGCGCGCTGATCTGGTTGCCGGCGTCCAAGTATTCCTTGATCTTCGTCTGCGCGGCCGGGGTGTCGTTGCCGCCCACTTCCCAGCAGCTTGCCGCTTGCCACAGGAAGCCCATGTGGATCGTTTCGAGGGCCAACTGTTGCAGTTTCTTGTGGTCGGAACTCGTGCCGTTCTCGTAGAGCGGCGACAGATATTCCAGGCCGGCAAGGATGCCCGCGCCCGTGAGGGTCGTGCCCTGGACCGCCATGTCCAGCTTGAGCGCCGGATAATCGTAGGCCAGGCCGAACACCATCGGCCATGCTTTCCCCACCATGTTGGCCGGGATGTACGGGAACTGTCCCTCCTCAGCCGAGAACCCGATCTCCTTGTCCTCGATCTGGGAGACGACATCGAACTTGACGGTCCGCGCCCGCTCGTTCCAACTGGCCGGGGTGTTAATGAGCCCCGCGAACACCAGGAACTTGTCGCTCAAGGCCAGGCCGGTGAACCACTGGTACAGCCGCACCGGCCGCTTGTGGATGTCGTACTTGTCGAA